ACTAAGTTCTCGAAGTTGGTTCCGTTTCCAGAACACATAATTCCTAATCTCATTAGTAATGATCCTCCAATCCTTCTTGTGGTATGGGTTTCCAATCTTTACCATAGTATTTCTCTAAGATATTATGATGTGGTGCATCTGTACCTACTTCATTTTTCTTAGGTGGTTCAGGTGGGAACATTTCTAATTGTATCTCAGGTATAGAATAAGTGTCTCCACTCTTTCTATGATGACACCAATAGAATGTACCATCTTCCTTTTTGAATAAGTGGTCTGCCTCGTGTGGACTTAACAGAACCATCTTAACTATCTTATCTCCTTTCTCAATCATAGACATCATAAGGACCATTAAGTTTTCTTTGATGTTCTCTCTCATCAAGAACCTCATTGATTAAATCTTTGAGTTCCTCTCTGAGCTTTGGTTCAATCAAAGGCAATGGTGTTGGGGTATAGGATGGATAGATTGGTTCACCATTCTCATCATGAGGATAAACATTATCCTTACATCCTTCAACTGTCTCGCCACTCATACCCTGAGTGTCTATTTTTCCCATGTGATTAACTCCTTATACTTATGGTATAATTTGCCGCACTTAGGTTCAGTGTCACGAGACTTCCATAATTGCTGGATGATCTCTCGCATGTCATCTATAGGGACAACAACAGATAGAGGTTCTTTCTCTTCAGTAATAATAACTTCAGACATTAGTTGAAAACTGCGTTAACAGACATAACTTTTGCATTAGGATTTCTAGCCAATGCTACTTGCCTAGCTTCCTCATAGTTTCTAGCGATCACAGTCTCACTAAAGACTGTTCCAGCGACATAGAGTTTGACTTCACACTTCATAATTTGTAAGGACTAGTTCCTTCCTTGATGCTTGATCTGTATTATAGCATCCCACAGACCTCATGGTGTAAGTATGTGCAAATTCTCCAACTGTCCACTCTTTGAAACGATCCTTAACAATCTGGTCAGAGTTATAAGATATTAACATGTTGGAAGTATACTCATCACAGTTCTTTGCAAACTGGTCATGATCAAATGACTTGTGCATTCCACCCTTCTTACCATAGAGATTATCTTTGATATCATATGGTGGATCCATGTATATAAAGTGACCCTTCTTATCCCAATCCTTTACCAACAAGCTCTCATAAGAATGACTGGTTATAATCCAGTCTTGGATGAGTTCTGAGTACTCGTGGAGTCTTCTGATACCTCTAATGGAGAAGTTTGAATCTGACGCTTGTGGGCTGAAGGAAGAAGACTCAGTAAGACCACTAAAGGAACACTTGTTAACGATATAAAAAGCGATGGCACGATCAAAGTTCGATTTTTCTGGATCATTAATAAACTCCTTCATTTCTTGAAATAAACATCTTGCTGAGTCTTGATTGCAATGAACACCTTTTAGACTATCAAGCTCTCCTTGAAGTTGATGTCCATTATGTTGTAACTCAGACCAGAAATTATACAATGGTTCGTATAGATCATTAACCCACACTTTAATGTGAGGATATCTTTTTGTAACTTCTAATGCTACAGAACCACCACCTATAAATGGTTCACGATATTCTTTATAGTCTTTAAGATCAGGGAAGAACTGGAACAGTTTAGATATTGCTCTAGACTTACCACCTGGATATCTTAACGGTGTCTTTAAAGATTTACTTGTAATCATTTCCACTCCACTCCCAACATAATCTCAGTTAAACATGCTAGAGTATTAATCTCTTGGTCAGCAACAAAGTTTATCTGATACTGATACTTTGCTATAATAATAACAATGTTTGGTACAGAACGACCAGTAGCATGTTCATACATTGTATCATAGATCCTTCTCATAATGTGATGGGGATCATGATCCATGTGTTGAGTTACCCACTCCTTGACCAACTTATAATTACGATCCTTCATTGCTTTAATGAGATCATAAGCATTGATGTCTGCTATATCTGTTAGGATATCTGCCTCTATCTTACCCTTAGCTGCATGTCTCTGTGTCTCATTAAGTAACCTTCTCCAGTCAGGATAATATCTCTTAATCAGTTTAGCAGTAACCTTATCACTAGACTCTACAGACTCACCTTTAAGTATCTCTCTAAGTCTCTCAAAGAACTGAGAGCTTAGTTCTGTCTTCTCAGCATTACTAATCTTGAAATCAATAACAGTGCATCTAGATTTGATAGGATCTATCAAACGATTAACAAAGTTACAAGTAAAGATAAACCTACAGTTCTTATGATACTCCTCTATTGCTGCTCTAAGGATCATCTGAACATCTTGAGTCATATTGTCTGCCTCATCCAGTATGACCACCTTGTGAGTCTTTGTAGAGGTCAAAGAGACTGTAGTAGCAAATTGCTTTACTCTAGTTCGGATAGTATCAATTGATCTACCCTCGTCTGATCCATTAATAATAATGTAAGAAGCACCTAACTGATCACACAAAGCTCGAGCTACTGTGGTCTTACCTATACCAGCACTACCAGATAATAAAAGGTTAGGAATCTCACCTTGATCTAGAAACCCAAGAAAAGATTTCTTTAAACCATCTGGTAGGATACAATCATCAATAGTCTTGGGTCGGTATTTCTCAACCCAAAGGAATTCAGTTTTCATCAGGTTCCATTTGAATAACACCACTCGATCTCATCTCGTGGTATCGATTACGAATCTGGTCTTTAAACCAGGCGGATCTATTACTAGCAAGATCATACTTAACAAGCTCATCCAATATCTTAAGAAGATCTGCTTCTTGTTTAGTAAATGATATGTTAATGATTAACTTCTTTTCACTCATTGTGGTTCTAAAGCAACGTAATACTTTAAGTTAACATCCTGAGATCCCTCCCAATCACTAACAACCCATTCGGATAATAGTTGTTCTGATACAGCTACCCTATAGGATGCCTTATTATATACACGTAAGTTATCAACCTTCATGTTGAGATCATACTCACCTGTAGTGGTAGCATTAGGTAGATCAAATCTACATGAGTTACTGGTGTCCATATCCTTATCAGAGAAGTTAATGAAAGCAGCAGTACCATCACTACAGAATGATAGATCCCTGAAACCAAACTTACCTGAGATATTCAATCCCTTATTAAGCAAAGACTTATCTAAGTCAAACCCAATGTTTGAACCAGGAAATCTAACAGACTTATCAGGAGCAACCTTAAGGGTAATCTCTGGATCACTGTAATAGTATTTGATTGCTATGTTATTACCACGAAGAACAACATAGTCATCATTACCAAACTCTAGAGTTGGATCATCTAAGATTCTTAAACCAGATAGAAACTGACTTAAGTCATAGATTGCAAAGTCTTGTGGGAAGTATTCCTCACACTCATACTCTGCTAAGATGTTCTCTGCATTAGAGATAGTCTTGATGATGTTCCCCTTCTTGAATACTATAGAGGAATTAATTGTTGAGAAGTTCTCAAGGACTGAGAACGTAAGCTCTGATAAATGTACTTTACTTGTCATAATCTACGGAAAAAGCGGTAGTCCCTGTCTGGGCAGCATCTGATGCTGCACGTTTATCATTGAAGTGACAAAGTAATACAGCATAGTGGATAATCTTAATGATGTCCTTACGTGCTGTACCCTTCCTATCATACCGTGAAGCATATTTCAATATGTTAGACCTACAGAATGCTTCTGCGTCACCTACTGAGTCAATCAGGTCAAGTGTTTGAACATTACCTGCTGAGTAGTGACCCCTGTATGTCTGGGTTATATAATCTGAGACCTCTTGCAAGATCTCCTTTTCATTGTATTTCAACGATTCCATACGTATTGTATCTTATCATGATAACATTCAAATTCGATTCCGTCAAGACTTTTTAGCTTAATTTTATGTAAAGGACTGGAAGGAGTTCCCACCCCTTCCAAAATCATTCCAGACCTACCATCATTTAAGGTAGCCCAATGTCCTAGGTATCCGTTTTTACTCGCCATCGGTTTCCTCCTCTAGATCTACTTTAGCATCAATCTTATCGTATAGATCAACGAAGGACTGCTTAGTCTCTTCATCAAATCTATTTACACATACCTGGATCGCTTTAACACGATTGTTCCAGATTGCAAAGGCACGAATGATGTGTACCAATCTACGTGTTGAAATAACCTCATCGATACCACCATCACGGAATGTTCTACGGATGATATCAGACCAGTTAGCAAGATTCTCGCAGAACTCTTCATCAAGTACACCTAAGTTAGCAGATACTTTCTCAAGGATCTTTTGCTCAGTCTTAGGAGTAGGATACTCTTGCTCAAAGGTTAAGGCGAATCGCTCAAGGAAGGCTTCGTTGAGCACGTTAGTTCCAATAAAACGTCCATCATCTGAACCCTTACCTTTTGTGTTTGCTGTTGCGATGATGTTGAATCCTGATTTTGGTTGAACGAATCTTCCCACCTTTTTAAGGAAAACACCTTTTCCTTCAAGGATTGATTGAAGGCAGAGGATTTTGTTTGAGGCAAGGTCGATTTCGTCAAGGAGCAAGATAGCTCCTCTGTTGAGAGCTTGAATAACTGGACCATCGTGCCAGACGGTTGCACCGTCAACAAGACGGAACCCACCAATGAGATCATCTTCATCTGTTTCTATTGTAATATTTACTCTAACCAACTCTCTACCCAACTGAGAACATGCTTGCTCTACACTAAGTGTCTTACCATTACCAGAGAGTCCAGTAATGAAAGTAGGATAGAACATCTTGGAACTGATGATTCTCTTTACATCAGAGTAGTTACCAAAAGGTACATAGTTTGGATCTTTTTGTGGAACTAGATTCTGCTCTACTGCTGGTGTTGCTGGTAGTCCCTCATAGACTCTCTCCAACTTCTCAGCAACAGTAAGGTTCCACTTACCGAGACCAGTTTTAAAATTTTTAAGACGCTTGCTAACAGTTTGATAACCTAGATCAAAGTGAGCAGCAGCTTGACGTAACTGAGATGCATTGATCTCTGTTCCGAATTTTTCTTGTAAGTAACCCTTGATGTCTTCTGTGGTTACTGGTGAAGGTGCGAAAGGCATTTTGGATTTTGTTCTGTATGTTATAAGTATAATGGATTGTTTGGATTTGTGGGGGAAGGGAGGACAGTTTGTTAACTGACCATCCCTATGAATGAACTTAGGATCTTCTTGTTGTTGGTCTTACTACCTAACATCTTCTTGAATGCTCTAGAGATATCTGCTTTCTTAGCATTCTCCTTAACTTCAAATTCAACTTCATTTTCTAAAGCTTTATCTTGAAGGGCATAGAGTTCAGTGAATCCCATAGGATTAGGAATAACAACTGCCTTATCCTTTCTCCATTGCTTTTGTATATCATAGTAGTTTGTAGTACTGTAACGATGTACAAAACTTTGTAAGTGTCCACCAGGAAGGATTCTAAACCCTACTATGTTAACACCAGGATTACGATCTTTAACTTGAGTTATCAAAGTCGTTGTTACTTCTGAATAAGAGTCACGGAATTGAGGATAGACTCTACCAGTCTTGCGATCACGTAAAGCATTAACCTCACCCATTCTAGAGCAAGATACTCTTTCATCTTCTCCATCGTAACTATAAGTTTTTCTACCATAAGTTATCATGCTACTCTCACCATCAGTAAGAACGCATACATTAACTTTCTCTAGATCATTCTCTTGCTTGAATGTTGGTATGATGCTATTGAGTGAAACAATTGCTTCATTCAATGGAGTACCAGATAGTTCTAATCCCATTGTTGGTGAGTAGAAACTATTTCTATGACCTCTATAGAGCCAAGCTTCTCTCCAAAGATTGATGCACTGTCTCTCATAGTTACGTGCATTACTACGTGATGAGATAAGATTGACCATGTTGAAGTTATTACTATCAACATAGATTTCTCCTATTACAGGTGCAACCTCCTCATTGTCTCTCTCCCATCTGTAATTACCAGGTTGAGTATTAGGATTGTTTTTAATTCTATTAACTATTCTCCACTCATTTGTGAAAGCATAAACTTCAAATGGAATCTGAACTTTCTTACAGAAAGCAGTAAGATTTAATAACTGCTTAACAGTTGAATAGAGTGTAGGAGCCATAGATCCACTCCAATCTAAAACAAATAAGAGACCATGATTCTTACCATCAGGTAAGACTGTTATCTTCTTGAAAAGGTCTTCGTTATACTTGTAAGTGTGTAACCTTGCTGTGTCCAGTACTCCAGTCCTAGAAGTAGCAGCACGAGCATAAGCACTGGCAGACTTTCTGCATTCAAATTCTTTAACAAGATAGTTAACCTCTTTTTGTGATTGTTTACGAAACTTACGATACTCTTGATCAGGTGAGCTGTAGACAAAAGATTCTACACTACCTTTATGTTCTGGTACATTCTTAGATACAAATTCTTTAAGATGATCAGAACTTGCTACGAACTCTTTTCTAGTAGAATCAATCCAGTCATGTACTTCAGTCCAGTCAACAACAATATTGTCTATGTTAAGGTTTTTAGGTAACTCAACATAAGATATTGTACGACTGTTATATTTGTTTGCATTTAATTTTTTGGTTTGCTCATCAAATGCTTTCTGTGTACGTGATTGCTCTGAGTTGTGATCACCACCTCTATTAGATCCTTCTGTAGAATCATCATCACCTTCACCTTCCTCTTCATCATCACCACTTCCATCAGAAGAAGTTTGATCAGTCTCTTCAGTTTCGGGTGTTGCTTCTGACTGCTGATTCTCTAACTCACCAGTTCCTTCTTTAGATGAATTGTTAGGTAGAGATTCTTTTGCAGCATTCTCTTCCATCTGCTTCTGATAAGCATATACTTCCTTTGCAATCTCAATAACTTCTTCAAATGTTTCTGCAGATTCTGCTTTAAGAACAAAGACCATTTCTTCTGCTGTAAATGGAATCATAGCAGTAGCACCAACCTTAGCATTAAGATTGATGCGATCAATTAAGATGAAGGTCTTTAAATTCTCACCACCAATCTCAAAGAAATCTCTATCATCAAGCTCTGCATAACCTCTAGCAAAAGTCTTAGTGAGACCAGGATACTTACGCTTCATCAATTTCTCGATGCGTACATCCTCAATCACATTGATATAATCTTTAGGGCAGTCTGCATCCTGTGTCCAATCATAGTTGGGTGTATATAATGCATGTCCTACCTCGTGACCTACTAGAAGATCATACACAGTGTTTGTAGCGAAGTCCCACTGTGGTAGTTCAAGTACTCTTCTCTGTACATCAAATGATGCTGTTGTACAAGTGCTGTTGTGCTCTACTATAAGGTTCTCAGTAGCAAGCAGTCTAGCAAGGTTTCCTTTGATTTCGTGCTGTAGAGTCATGCTGTTCGTGTCTTATGTACCTATAATACATGATCTTAGGGACACTTCAACCAATAGTGTCCACTTTCTAGACCGTCACATTACCAGCAATGGTGATCCTGTTCTCATCTGTACTATGAAATGGATTGACCCCATGATGGATCCTAGAAGGGAATAGTATGATAGCACCTTCTGCTCCCTTGTCAACAGCCACGTTCTGTACATACACACCACCATAATGAGTAGGGTGTATAAAGTATGGACATCCTGGAAAAGATTGTTTAGAAGTATTTCTATGAAAAGGAAGACTTCTTTCTTCTTCTAAGGTGAATGGTATCTTATGAAAAATAATATAGCTATAGATCCCATAGTGATTGTGTGGTGGGTTATATAGGTTCTTTGAAGTGATGTTAACCCAAGGGTCATCCATCTTTAGATTCTCAAAACCTATATGTGGATGCATTACCTTAGCCATCTCTGTCTCATACTCATCAGTATAGTCCTTATACTGAACACGATAAGCATTAGCAAGACCTACAACATATGGTCTCAGTAAACTGGAAGCTTCTGGTATATTAAAACAATCATCCTGTACACCAGCAGTAGCAGCCTGTATGCTTCTATCAGAATTGATAATAATATCATCTAATTCTTTTCTGTGTTCAGGAGACATATGTGTCTGCACATAACCAGAACAAAAGAATGGTTGAAAATTAATATTCATTGATCATGCTATAGTTCTTAGGTTTCTCTACAGTAAGAGTTCTTTGGAACTTATCAGTCATAGACTCTTTATGAGATATCACGAATACATTTGTGCTATCATCGAAATTACGTAGGATCCAGCCAAGGTCAGAAGAACCAGATTGATCAAGCGAGCCGTCAAAGATTTCATCGAGTATAAGAAGATTAGTGTCTACGCTATTCTTAAGCTTAGCAACGCTACGCCAAGTAAGCAGAAGTGCTATATCAATACGTGCCTTTTCTCCTTCACTGAATGACTCGTATGAAAACACATCTCTATATCTAGACTTAATAGTCTCCTCAAAGTTCTCATCTAAAGTAAAGTTAACATAGAAGTCCATACCTTGTAGATACTGATTGATCAGTTTATTCATTGTAGGAAGGTATGTCTTAATGATTCTAGTCTTGATACCACTGTCCTTTAATAACTGTCCAGCAACATGTAATGTATCTTTATCCTTCTTAGTAGAAGCAATGGATTGTTTAGTAGTATTACCAGTTTCTATAAGACTCTTAAGTTTCTCAAACTCTGCTTTCTTATTTGCAGAGTCCTTAGTAAGATCATCTATCTCATTCTCAATATCTTTAATAGTATTTCTTACGGTATTAATTTGAAAATTGAATTGACTAATCTTTGAATTGATATCAATAACCTTACCACTGAGTTCAGTGAATTTAGTTTCTCTATTCTCCTCATCTATGATAGCAGTTTCTAATTCTTTAAACCCACCTTCAAGCTCACCTATCTCAGTGTTACCTTCTTCTATCTTTACTGCTCTAAATTCTTCAGATAGATCCTGTGTACAAGTAGGACATACATGATTATCTTGAAAGAACTTATGCTCCTTATGACAACTTTTAATCTTCTGTGATACCTTTGTTCTAAATGAATAAAGTTTCTTTAACTTCTTAGATACATCTGCTAGTTCCTGTAGTTCTAATTGCAATCTAGCAGCTTCTGTATTCTGAACCTCTATTGCATCCAGAGAAACTTTCTCATCTACATTAAGTTCTTCTATCTTTTCTTTCTTTCTATCAATCTCACTCTGTGTCTTCTTCTCTATCTCATACATATAATTCTTTTGAAGTTCAATCCTCTGTCTCTGTATTTCAAATTGACCTTCTAAGCTCAGCAGTTCTTCTTTATTCTCTCTAACCTTAACACGTAAAACATCATTCATAACAGAGAAGATCTGGATGTCTAAGATATCCTCAATGATCTCTCTACGTTGTGCACCAGGTAATCGCATGAAAGGAACAAACGTAGATGATCCAAGTATCACAACCTGTGTGAATGACTTGTACGACATTCGTAGTATGTTCTGTTCTAGATTCTTCTGTTGTATTGCTACTGTATGATCCTGATCTAAAGGTTGACCATTCATGTAGATGATAAACTTGTTAGGTTTAATACCACGTACAACTGTATACTTATTGTTACCAATATGAAACTCTACTTCAGCAATACAATCCTTCTCATTGATACTATTAACCAATGCAGATTTACTAATCTTACGAAACCCTCTTCCAAACAAAGCAAAGGTCAACGCATCTAAGATGGTTGACTTACCTGCACCGTTATGTCCAACGATAAGATTAGTTTTAGCTCTAGTTAAATCAATTTCAGAATAGGTATTTCCAGTACTAAGGAAATTCTTCCAACGAACCTTCTCAAATATAATCATATAATACGTGGTGGAATAATCAAATCATTTTTAGAAAAGACGACATAATTTGTTTCTTGATGGTCACAAGCTTTCATTATAGCATCTCCGTCAACTTCCTCAACATCAAGCTCAGGAGTCATTGGATCATTTATCTCATCAACAAGAAAAACATATCTCTCAGCATCTTCCTCTGCCTCAAACATAGGCACAACCTGTTCCATATCATCTCCAGTTACAGAGAAGACTTGTTGTGGTTGACCAGCTAGGGTGAGGATAAACATGTTCATACGACCTCGCATGACTCTATGTATAGAGATTGCATCAATTTTTTTAGATCGGTTTTGTCTACTGCTATCTCTGCTTCATCAATATATTCATTGAGAAGAGTTAGAGTATCCTTAACATTGATCTCAACATCTTCATCCAAGTCAGTGTCTACAAGGGTTTCTACGATCTTAACATCATGAACTCCTGTCTGGTATAGCTTATCTAAAACAGAATCAAACTGTGAGTAATTGGTTTTCTCTTCTACGATCAATTTTATAAACTGATCAGAATACATCTCAGTATCAAACTTACTATAATCATTCTCGATATCATTATAGTATATCTTACTGAAGATTTCAAATGGATTCTTAATGAACCTCAACCTATCAGTCTCTGTATCATAGATATGAAATCCTCTCTGATCCTTGTAATCATTCCAGAACATCTGATATGGATTACCTAAGTACTGGACATTATTCCTCTTAGATCTATGATGGAAGTGACCTGACCATACACGATCAAATCTATTAAACTCTTTTATAGTACGTCCACCATCAAAATGCATACCAGGCGTAACCTCAAACCCATCTATCTCTAGATGTCCAGCACATATATCAGCATTACTATTGTTTATAAACCATTCGGATCTATCTACATTAGCAGTATTAATCCAAGGTAACAATAGAAAGTTCTTGCTATCAAATGAAAGCTCATGTGGTTCACTATAGATCTTAATATTCTCGTACTGTTCTAACAACAACTCAGGGGAATTGATATGACTACTATTCTTATAGTATGTCGTATGATTCCCTAGAATCATGTGTACATCATATGCTCTAAGTCTGTCGAAATAGTTAGTCTTAATCCTTGCAAAAGTATTAAAATCCAAAGACTTTCTGTTATCAAATGTATCACCCAGATCAAGGACTGTAGTGATGCCCTCTCGTTCAAGAGTAGGGAAAAATATCTCATCATAAAATCGTTGGAAAAAATTCCAGAATGGTAATGAACCCTTGCGACCATCTAGGTGCTGGTCTGTGATGATAGCAAGCTTCATTTTTTAGTAGTATTGCTACGTGTTCTGTTTATAATTGAAATAAATTTATCACCAGCAAATGCTCCAGCAAGACACACATCAATCTCATCACCATCTACCCAGTTCATATCACCATTCATTTTGGTATGAAGCATGGCTTCTTGAATCTTGTCTATAACGTCTTGTGTTAATTTCATATACTGCTCTGGTATCTGGATATAATTGTCTCATCTTTTGTACTACTGCTAGTTGTACTTCAAGGAGTTCCATATGGTTTTATAATAATACGATTGTTTTTATAGTCTGCTATAAATTCTAATGCAACTTCGTGATCCCACATGAGTTCTTCATACATTGCATTCAAACGATCCATGTCTTCCCATAAATCATTCAGATGTGGAGGCAAATGATCTTCATCCATTAGCGGTTCATTTTAATCTCGATGTTTTCTTTAATACTATTCATATCAGATTTAGATGCGTTAAGACCTATAACACCAGTATCATCTACATGCATTACTGTAGCAGAATCAGAATGGTCTAGGATTTTTTGTTTGATTTCCAATTGCTTCTTCTCCTTCTGTATGCGTCTCAGGAATGCATAGTATATAATCTGAGTAAAGTATGCAAAAGGATTCTTAGATTTCTCAGGATCAAAGTTATCAATATATTGTAGACAGTTCTCTATACCATCACAGATCATGTCTTCCCTGAAAGGGTAGTTGACGAAGTTAGGCTTGTATGATAGGTGGGTAGCAATCTTTAGAAAGCACTCTCCTATGTAATTGGGTACTCGTGGTTTGTCCTTCTCATGCTCACGTGAATAGATGACTCTCTCACGATAGATAGTCATCGCTTCTAGGAGTTCTTTGTTGTTTACATAGTACTCGGTCTTTGCTCTTTTGGCCATATTATTCCTTTGCCTATAAGAAGTATAGCATAATGTGTTCCAAAAGGCAATGTTTAAGTTTCGTAACAAAACCGTCCGACCCCTTGACTTACCCCCACCATTACCAGTACAATCAACATTGTACGAGGTTGAAACTCATAAAGTATCTATTAACTGGTTTTGAATATCTTCTCCAACATAATTCTAGATTGTTTAACTGATCCTATGTAACCAGGTAGTACTTTTTGTGGATTACCATTCTTGGTTTGGTTCTGGAATCTTGCTAAGTCTTTTGCTTTTTTATTATCTGATAAACATTTTATATAAAATGCTACAACCTTTTTATCACACTCAGTCATAGTAAGTATCTGAGTTTTAGGTATAAAAAACATATCATCAAAAGTAGAATGCATCCATTCAGTAAGATGGAATCCTTCTACTGTTACTTTTTTCTTTTGATGAGTAATATGTTCTACCTTTAAAGGATCATGAATGATGACCATCTCATCATCAGGTACATAAGCTACCCTAGATATGATCTCTTCTCCTGAAGATAGTTTAATCGTGGCGAAAAATTCTTCTTCCATCATCGTAGATTTACCTTTATAGTTTCATGTTTAAAGTTTTCTTCCAAATAAATGTTTACTCTCTCATTCAGATGCTTAAGGGTGTAGTTCTGTCCACCTATATCATCACCAATATCATATAGTGTTGCTATCTCTTTACCTTCTCCTTTCCTTAAGACCCTGCCGATGGACTGGAGATTCCTAATCCTGGACTTGGAGGGGGAGGCGAAAATAATGTTGTGCAACCGCTTAATGTTAATCCCAGTACTAAAAGTACCATAGCTCGCAATGATAACCGCATTTTCCTGCTCCTCTGTAAGTTGTCTAACTTCTTCTCTGTCCTGTACATCAGTACCACCATGCACAAAGAATAGTTTCCTATTAGGATCTATAGAATTATTTATCAATTCATACAACGGTTCGCCATGTTTTTCGATATAATTAAATAAGACAAGGGTGTTACCATCTATATCTTTAACTAGATTCTTGATGAGGTTATTCCTACCCTTGTGACTAACAAGATACTCCATCTCATCTTGATATGTGTCGAAATGCTGTGGGTTGTGTTTACAAAGAAGGACTTTTATCCTAAACTTGGAAAGATAACCAGACTTAATCAGTTCATCTGTCTTAGTCACCTGCTCACATGCACCAAAAAGACCTTCTAAGACCCACTTATGGGTCTGTGTACCGTTTAAAGTACCAGTGAACCCAAATCTATACTTAGCGTTGTGTAACTTGGTCATGATCCCTGTAAGGGATTTACTCTTAAACAAATGTGCTTCGTCTCCAATCACACAATCAAAGTCATCAAAGTACCTCTTAGGAAACTTGTAGATTGACTGCCATGTAGATATGATGATATCTTTATCTGTATTTTTATCCTTACCACCATATATTTTATGAATATGAGACTCAGCATCCCATCCGTAGTCAACGAAGTCGCTGACCATCTGCTCAACAAGGGAAGTAGTTGGGACGATTATAAGTATCTTCTTGGAGGTGGCAGCATAGTATCTGACTATGGAGTAGATCATAAGAGACTTCCCAGATCCCGTAGGAGAAAGAAATAACTTTCTATTGTTTCTTATTGCATCATAGACTGCTTTGTATTGGTATGGTCTAGGCATGACCTTGGATATCTTATCCATGAATACCTTAACAGCAGGTGGAGAAACAAAAGTATTAACTTCTTTTACAGAACCATACCTATCATTAAAATCTTGAAAGATATTATAGTTGTGTTCACTAGCCCATAGACTTAGATGGTCATACAAACCACCATACAACTCACCTGTTGCAGGTGAATACAGACGTATCATTCCATCCCAGTACTTGTACTTGGGATTTCTTTTTAGGAATTTTGCTTCAGGTACTTCAAATGAAAAATAATCTGCTAACTCATGGTGAACGTGTGCATCACCCTCAACCTTAATGTATACCTCGTTCTTTTTCTTAACAACTATATCAGTCATTAGTCAGTACCATTGATAAATTTTTCCCATTCAATTGCTGACTTGATCTGGAAACCTCTATTAGATACCTGTCTCATAACAGAGTCAAGAAAATAAAGCATCTGGTCAACATACTTTACCTTTGCTTCGACATTGATAACATCAGTGTCTGCCTCAATATAAGTCTTCATCTTATCTTGAGTTTTTATATGAGTACCAAAAGGTTTCTCAGCATATGTTTTAGCATCTGCTTCGCCACCGTAGTATTCTTTTTTATCCTTGACTAATTTACGAACCTCAAATTCTAAAGATGTTTTGATCTGTTGTAAGTCAATGTAATGGTTTAAATATTTATTATGCTGAAAGGGGATTTCTAATGCTAACTTCCCCAAGTCAGTACTATATGCTTTATCTTTAAATTGGAAGTCTACTTCACTATCAACTTCCCATTCAGATCTAATTGTATCAAAGCGATTACGAAGAGTTTCAAAGTTCATTTAATGATCGATCAGTTATAGTATAGAAATGATACTTAAAAGTAACATCTGCAGTCAAATATTCCTGTTGGTCTAATGATGCATCAAAGTCCACTCCTGTAAGAGCGACTGGAAATAGTCCTGTAAAATTAACAATAAAGTTTGTGTTGAAATTTGAAGTGGTAACTAACAACTGACCTCTACTGTACTCTGGATTATCTGGAACTGCTTCACTAGAACCAGCATTACCATTACCACGAATCCATTTATGGATTGAGTTGTAGTTAACTAGAGACTCATCTATGATGAACCTCACCTGAAAATCACCAAAGGTAACTCCACCACCAGGTATGATAGGTAGATCACGGAACCTTGAAGGTACTTCTGTAACAGGCATTTGAATATCTGGTATATTCGCTGCCTGACAAAAGAAATCCACCCCTTTAAAAAGTTCCAATTCTAATTGGAAACCAAGAGGTGAAAGATAGTTTCTATTTGTTAGTTGCTCTTTATACCAATCAGAGGCCACGGTCAACTTCCCAAGCTATACTTTATTTAGTATACCACCAATATGGTCCTTCTCCAGGTCCACCAGTATAGTCATCATCATCATCGTCATCCCATGTGATGTTAATCTTTGGTGGTTTTTTCTTCTTCCAACTATTAACAGCAATAACTGAGGCAATGGTAGCAGCAGATACTATAGGTGAAGCGAAGAGTAGTATCTTCTCTAACATTAGTAATGATATTCGTCTAGTATGTCTAATGCACTATTTAGAGCCTGTTGTGCTGACCACCTTTCTATTGATGTCCATTTAGGCTGATACATCTTTGTATCTATATCGTGTTTAAGTTTCAATAACCTAGCCGTCATATCGACTTTGGATAGTCTTCCGTTCATTATGTAGAAGGCAGTGGTTCGTGTGCTTTCATAGTTGCATATGCATTGTTGTAATATAGTGAATGTGTATCACCTGCCTTCTCTAGTTGGTATACTATAGAAGACCATATAAGGTATTGCATAAAACTTTTCTGCATAATATATTATAACATGTATTCAATTATATAGCCAATAAAAAAGCACCCTTTCGGGTGCTTTGTATGAGTATCGTAACCTCGATTTACATGAGGTTAGTAACTTGTACACGTCTGTAGTACATGTTAGCATTAGCGGTGAGGGTCTCTCCATCAGGAGTACCGTTGTATGCACCGTTAGTAGTAACGAATGGGTTTGAAACCATACCATAACGTGTCTTGAATCCAATCTTGGGTTGGAAGTTGTTTGGATCAATACTACGAACCATTTGTAGAGGTACATATGGGCAGTAGAACAGTCCAGCGTCATAAGGAGAAGTTCCCTTATAACCAACAACATAGTAGTGCTTATCAGATAGATTAGCAGCATATGGGTCAACGTAGACCTTAATGCGTCCGTTGATTGTACCAACTAGAAGATTTCCAGTATCATCAACTTCACCGATGGAAGGACCACCAGCACCAGTTAAACCAGAACTATAGTCAAGTACACCAGCCATTGCTAGAGCACTAGCAACGTCAGCAGAACACATCAAGAAGTTACCCTTTCCTCTACGAGTCTCTTGTGCGATTGCGTTACAATCTCTCTCGATTTGGAATAGGAGTCCTTTGAATTTCTCAACTGACCATCTACCGTTTGAATCAACGTCTAGATCGAATACACCAGCAGTTGCTACGTTATTAGCAGCACCTTTCTTAGCAACGCTATAGACTCTACGAACAACCTCACGGTTGATTTCAGCAAGCACTTCAGAAGATAGGATGTTAGCAAGTTCTTGCTCGGCATCTAATCCATGAATAGCTTTCAAGTCTTGAGCTAGTTCTAAGGTGTACTCTGCCTTGAGGGCTCTGGACTTAGCAGTCACAGAAGTCTTCTCAATGCTGAATGACATCTCACGGAACAGATTTCCAGACTCACCCATTGTTTCGAGTGATTCTCTGCTCATTCCAGAAGCTACTTCATAAGTTCCAGGAGAACTATCGTTAAGCAGTGAAGGGTTGTTACCTTCTGAGTCTCCACCAACACCAGCACCTGTTCTAGGTGTGTATGCACCAGCAGATGCATCGCCAGCAGCAGTGAATCCTGTATCTGCTTCGTTGAATAGAGCTTCCTCTCCACCTTGATTCTCGTAACGAGATCTCATTGCAAAGATCAATCCAGTAGGACCAGACATAGGCTGGACACCACAGATATCATAAGCAACTAGGTTAGGCATTGAACGTCTAATCAAGCTGATGAGAACTGGGTCGAAACCAGCTAGTCCAGCTGTATTGGCGTTACCGAGTGCTGATCCAGCAGGGGATACAGTACTTGCACCGAGAGCGTTCACGGCGACTTCTTGAAGCATTCCTTTCTCTTCACGAAGGAATCTTTCTTGGTTTTCTAATAGAACTGCAGTAACTGCTTTCTTATAATTGTCTTTGATGGTAGAACTACCTTCGTGACTAAGAACAGGATCCCACTTTTCTGTTAGAGCTTTTGCATTAAACATGCGATTAATCCTCTAAAAGTTAGATGTGTTTTTATAATTATTCCCAACGACTAAGAGCGTCTACATAAGCGTTCATAGCTGGTGTAGTTGCAACTTCTTCGACAGGTGTTTCATCTGCTGCGGATGTTATCTTAGGAGCATCTCCTTTGAAATAACTTTCCTTGAGAGTACTGATCTTCTTGGAATACTCTTCCTCTGAAGTAAACTCAATACCTTCTGCAAGTGCAGCTAGTTTGTCTTTCTGAGTATCCACCAATCCTTCTGACACAGTGTTCAGAATAACTTTCTTTGTGTTCTCATCTAGACGAGTTTGAAGTTTCACATTAGACTTGACCTGTTCGTCAAGGCGTTCTTCCATTTTACGAATTTGTTCAGCCATACCTTCTACCACATCGACTTTCTCATCGGGGATAGAAATGTAGTGCTCTTCAAAGAGATTCTTCAGACCTGAAATAAAGTCTTCTGTAATCTCATTCTTTATACCACGGTCTAGGGCGATTTGGTTCTCTTCAACCCATCTACCGATGGCGTAGTTAACTGTGCCATTAACTTCCTCTGCAAGTTCTGCCTTAGCAGACTCAATTTTCTCAGCAGATTCTTTAGCAAAGTGTTCTACAAGCTTTGTATGCTCTTCTGTAAGTTTTGACTTGATAGCAGCCTCGAAGATTGTCTTGGCTTTCTCAGCAAACTCTTCAGAGAGTTCTGTACCTTCAAGGAGAGCTTTAACATCGTCAGCTACGTCAACTTCCTCGAATGAAGGCTTAATAGGATATTGTACGTCAGGTCCAGTAGTAGTACCATAAGCAACATCAGCACCTACAGTAGGTGTTGTTCCTTGATCACCAGCATCATTTATACTTGCGGTTTGTGCTGTACCATCTGATTGTGCTCCTTTGGCTCCAACGGGGGCAGCAGCCTTAGCACCTGGATTATCTTCACCTGCATCATTTCCATCAGGTCTTGGTCCACCATTGTCGGTTATTGACTGACCTGCAGTAGCAGCATCTGTCCCAACACTAGGTTGTGGATCTTTGTGGGAATCCCTCTTGGGTTCACCTGTTACCGCACCAGGTGCTGGTGGGTTTGATGGAAGAACAGCCGCAGAAACACTAGGCATTGGATCTTGTCCAGCCTCAGAAAGAACTTTTTCATTCTCACTAACGAATTCCGCAAACTTTTCGTTTAACATATCTGACATTTGAGTTTCCCCTAAGATTCGTACAATAAGTCTAAGTTTATTTATAGATTTACAATCCTGAAAGGAAATGCTCAAACACTTTAAGTGTCCTTTCCTCAAGATTTCTGTGAGTAGACTTGCTCACATAACTCTGGTATTTAGCAACTTCGGTCTCCTTAAGAATACCGTTGTTCCAAACCCACTCTTTACCTTCCATGATACCATTAACAAATGCATCAGGTGCGGAAGGATCAGCAACTATATCTGCTGCTGTTGCTAACATGAAGTCATCCATTACATAATTAGCATCTTCTTGTTTGTTGATGCTACCCATTCCTCTAGATGATACACCCAATTGAACACCCTCTCCTAAAAGAGACTTAGCGATCTTACCCATTGGTGTGTCTAAGATCTGGGCTTTTCCGATGAAGTTAGAACCTTCAGCAGTAAGCGATGTGATTCTGTGGGAAACACGGTCAAGGTTAACAGTAGGACCATCAGGATGACCCAACTCACCAAGAGCACGTTTTGTTTTAACGTATTCTTCATTATATCTACCTACTTCAGTTTCAAGAACTTTGAAAGGGTATACTCTACCATTTCTATTCTTAAGTTCTGCTTGTAGGAAAACACCTTCGATGTATAATTTTTTATCATCGCCTTTACCTTCAGTGATGACTTTTACATCTTCAATCTGTTCCGTTATCAGTTTCATTGGATGGCTCCTCTACCTGTGGTTCATCAAAAAAAGTCTTGGCCACGACTTGCTTATAGCTTTTAATTGCATCGGCAGCACGTGAGAATAATATATCATTAACAGCATCTAAAGCATCAGCTCTTTTGCCGTCTTTGATTGTATCAACTACTGAAAGAACTTCAGCGTTGGGATTCGATTGTTCCATGACTATCTTTTATTTAGTATTACTAGTGGTTTTGGTTGGAGCAGGTTTAAGCTTTGCTTGTTGCTTAGCCATTTCCATGTCTCTCTTCTGATCATCTTCCGCATTTTGTGCTTCGATCTCTGGAGCAAAGGCATCGTTCTGGCGGTCCATTGTATCGAATGTATTCATATCGACTGGATCCATAACGAGACCTAGTTCAATCTCCTTCTTCATCTGCTTATCTTGTTCCTTAATATCTGTTTCTTTGTGACCAAGAACATTACGGCGAATATAATCAACAGAATAATATTTACCCACATAAGGATCCATCTGTGTTACTAGAGCAATCCTTTGAGTTTCCATCTCAAGCTCTTTTAATTCATTGAAATGATTGTCGTGTATGTAATCATACTGGATATGCTCCTGCATATCATCCCAATCTTCAGGAGCAATAACTCCTTTAAGAATTAGTTGAGTCTTAAGAATGTCTTGGAAGAGGAAACTAAATCTTTTGCGTAGTCTTCCAATGAACTTAGTAAACTTGAGTTCGTCTCTAAGAACTTCCGTAGTCTTACCGAGATTAAAACCTTTGTTATCGTCAGTAAGGCGAGATGGTGGAAGGTTAAGTGAGTTATATAACTTCTTCTTAAAGTATTCAACGTCTTTAAGTTCACCAAGGTTTTGTCCTCCAGGAAGAGTAGTAATTTCAGTTCCTCTACCACCTTCTCTACGAGGTAACCAGAAGTCTTCAAGCATACTCATATGCTTTTTATCATCACGTATCTCACCTGTCTGTGAATCATAGACAAGCTTGTTTCTATAACGAGACATTACATCACGTAGATATTGCTCCGCTTTAACCTTTGGAAGGTTACCTACATCAATATAAAAAATTCTTCTTTCTGGTGCTCTTGATAATCTGTAGATGACCAATGCATCTTCAATCATTCTTAATTGATTGAGACCTTTAATTCCTTTATGCAAGAAACTAAGATGCATCCTTCTGTTCATGTCCATCAATCCAGAATGGCTAAATGTAACAGAATCAAATGCTAATCTAATTCCTTGGTTACCAGTAAAATCTCCAGTACCAACCATTGAAGACTGTCTACCAAAACCTTGTGGGTTGTAGATATAATAATCTACGTAGTCTCCCCACTCATGTTCAAGGGCAGTACCACGTACAGTTGTTGGATCTTCTACCTTCTTAATTTTTTGTCTGACCCTTCTTATTTTCATTGGGTCAATGTAGCGAAGCTCAGTAATTCCTTCTGTTGGTTTCGCTAAATCTATTACTTTGTGATAATATGCCCTACCATCTACATACCAATTACGTATAATTTCATGGGCTTTCATATCAAAACCGAGAAGACGCTTGATGTAATCAAACTCTTCTCGGATCCTTTTCTTTACAGAAGCTCCCACTTCCAAATTTGTTAAATCAATTTGTACACAGGTATCGTTAAGGTCATTAACCACAAACTCGTTAACAATATCATCAACAGCTGAATCACATTCTGGGTGAAGGGACATGTCCCTATACCTTTTTATGAGATCAAACTCGTTCCTTGCCTGTGCATCAGTTTCAACATATGTGCCAAAATAACCACCTGCTGCTACGGCAACGCCGTCTTCAGCATTTGGAGGAACGGGAGATTGACCCTTCCGTTCCCCTTTCTTGTTAATTTGGAATCCAAATAGTTGACTCATTATATTATTCGTCTAACCAACTATACTATTTATACCAGTTAAGCCGAGACGGTTTCTTTGATATCTGGAGGAGATGACTCAGCTTGTGACTTTGCCTCTGCTGTCCAGTATGATAGTTGGAACTCAACTGAGAATTCAGAAACCTGATCGTTGCTATCGTAAGCTAGATCGATTTGTGAAACACTAGTTGGGAATGCATGCCAGAGTGTATACTCTCTGATACCACCACCAGAAACAGTACCAGTAGTTGCATTCTTTTCAAGTTGTGTAACTGAAAGGTTAGCCATGTAACCTTCAGAATTACTTGTTGGTCTGAATAATGGAGATGCATTATTTTCATGAGAGTTGATCTTAGCCAACCACTCTTCAAAATAAGCACGAATCTTCATATCTTCATCATTGATGAATGTTGTAGACCATGTATCGAAGGTGCGATCACCTGCGATTTTTACTGTGCGTCCTCTGAATGGGACTTCGATAACACCTAAGTTAGATGCAGGGAGTGCTGCAGACTTACAAAGAATGTTTACTAGATCTTTATCTGTAGCTCCTTTTCCTTGATCAAGCTCACTAGGCCAGTTAACACTGACCTGATACATATTGGGTTTAACACCCTGTTTGATCTTGCTAAGAAACTGTGATACGTTTGAATTAATAGCCATTTTAAATTACCTTCCTACGAGTTTGTGGTTATGGGTTAAGAACGACCTACGACTTCGCTGAAGGAAACTCCAGATCTCGTAGCGACAAATGATAATGTAATGTAGTTGATAGAGCGTGTAGGCTTGATGTAAACCTCAGCGACAAATTCATTACGGTCAATAACACTAGGTGTATTATTTGACTCATCACATACTACTTGGAAATCTGTAACGCCCCTTCCAGCTTGTACCTCAGAAAGGTAAGAAGAAAGTGCATTATTGAAACCAGCTCTTGTAGTCTCATCATTTTGTTCAAATATAACTGCCTTAGCAAGTGCTTCTGCTCTCTCCTCAATATTGATGAAGAGTCTACGAACATTAATTCTGTCGAATGCAGAAGGTGAAGATAGTGCAGTCTTATCACCAAATAGTGTGATGCCTTGACCAGGGAAAGAAACAATTGGATTGATTCTATTCTGATAAAGTTCATCTCTATCTGCTGAAGTTGGGTTGTATGCTAGTTTAATAGCATTACGTACTCCACCTCGTGTAAGTCCTGCAGGTGAGAACCAGTCATCAAGTGTTGTAGAAGTTGCAACACATAGACCAGCAACATCTCCGTTGCAAGGAACATAACGATACTTATCATTGAAACGATCATAGAAATACTTATAACCGCTATCAAATACTGCGTATGAAGAAGAACTTAATGTTGAGAAGAAGTTAACTGTGTTATCCTTCTGATCTTTTCTTGAAAGAGCAACAGTTCCAGAAACCTGAGCACCTTTGTGTGCAGAAACAAATGCAACAGCATCTTTTCTTAGGTTAGCAGTAGTGATACATGCAGCAGCTTTCAACTTAGAATCTGCTTCAGTTCCCATTGAACCACCCATAAGGATGAAGTCAACATCAACTGTTTCTGTATCATTGAACTCTTGAAGACCTGTACTAAACTCTGCAGTTGTATATGCATAGTCATCAGTACCACCAGCAAGTGATGTATTAACAACACCGAAGAGTTGTAGTTTCTGACCAGAAGTTCCAGCAGTAGCAGCAGTACCAGCAGCAAGTCCAGCACCAGCAGTGGTAGGATTGTGTGCAGCAGTTACGTGATCACCGAAGTAAACGTATTGAGAAACTTCCTTAATATATGTTGGGTAGTAAGAAGAAGCTCCTTCTGATGTTTTACCATCACTGAACTTAGAAAGATATTGTAGTCTTTCTACAACACTCTTAGATGATCTCTCTACAACACCAATATGAACTTCGTCATAAGATAGTCCTAAGTTTGCAGCAAATGCGGAAGTACCAGGACGAGGACCGATAGCAGATAGTTTAATCTTACCATCGTCAGCACCAGACTTAGTACCGTCTGTGTTTGTATTAGTCCACCAGTCTTCTACTGTAACAGCGATTGTTGTATCCTGAACTGAAGAAACATCTACTGTACCTGAAGATGCACCAGACTGAGTAACTGATAGTGTATCACCAACAGCATATCCAATACCAGGATCACCACCAGTAACAGCAACAGTAGCAATTGCTCCTCTTACAGATGTAATAGTTACTTGTGCGTTGTTACCACCACCAGTAATTGTAACTACATCATTAACTTGATATTGACCGTCACCAGCAACAGCAACACTTACGCTATCAACAACACCACCAGTAGAAGTAAAGTCAAGTGTAAGACCTGTTCCATTACCACCTGTAGTAGCAACTGCAGTACCTGTAGCACCGTATGTTGAACCACCAGCAGATACTGTTAAACCTTCTGGGTTACCAGTTGTTACTGTAATGTCTACCTTAGCACCAGATCCAGCACCACCTGTAGTAGCAAGAGATGTTGCTGTTGTGTATCCAGTACCAGCATTGTTAACTGTTACACCACTTACTCGACCTGTGTCGGGAGTGTCGAGAGTATCAGCAGAAGTAACACGAACTGTAGGATCATCTAGTATAACAGCACCAGTTAATGATCCAGCATCCCAAGAAAGAACCTCGGCAGCTTTACCAGAACTAAACGCTAAGTTTGTTCCAGCTGCAATTCCTGCAGGTGCAGAAGCAAAAGTAACATACTGATCAGCACCACGGTCTGCTACAACAACATCAAAGTCGTTACCCCAAATACCTGGAGTTTGAGCTGCCCATTTCCATGCTGGAGATGTTCCTTCTATGCGTGATTCGTAGTCTACCTTATTCTTAATAATTGCAGTAGCACCAGCGTTAACTGCTCCTGTTTCTGCTCTTACCACTGAAAGGCGACCACCGTAGTTTAAAAATTCTGAGGCTACAAAGAAATCGTCAGCATTTGCATCACCTGGTGATCCAAATGTATCTACTAATTCTCTCTGTGAAGCTATCGTGGTGATTTGTCCGACTGGACCTTTACTGAATGTTGAAACTACTGCAGCAGTATTTGAAGCAGCGTTAACAACAGTACCAGTTGTGAGGTCTCTTTCCTTGACAATAACACCAGGCGAGATTTGACTTGCCATGTTTAGTTACTCCCGATAAATGATCGCTAAAATTGTCTATAGTTATTTAGAAAATAGCAACTCTTCAATGGGGAAGCAATGCATGAACTACCAGTCTGGATACATCCAATCCTTATGTGGGTTCTTATTCTTTCTGGTTTTCACTACTCTTTCGACTGTACACACCTTACATTCATATGAATATGAGGAAGCCAACCTACTTCTATTCTTTCTAATCAAATAAAAATCATCCAATAGATCTTTTGTCCTTCCACAAGATCTACATTTCCTTTGCTTAAACAGCAAATGTTCTAAATCAAACTGCTGTTCTAAATCCATTACCTATCAGGAAGCATGTAAGTTACATCTTCTTGTGTCGTACCATATTCCCAAATAGATCCATCCTCTACAAATGAATCATCACCTAGTCCATCATCAATAAATCCAAATGGAGCCATGTCCTGTTCTATCTGATTACGTTGTTCCTCATATATTCTTCTACGAACATCTTGATCAGTCATCTCCTTGAAATAGTCTTGCATGACTAACCAAGAGAAGAGTACCATACACATTACTAAGTCATCATGATATCCTTCATCAGCTTCCCAAGCTTGCTTTCTTTGAATGAAAGTTGTAAGCTCTTGTAGTATATGAAAATCTTTAAAGACTAATTTATCTTCTTCTAGTATTGCTTTGAGGTTAGCACACCCTAGTTTCTTTACAGTGATGCTCATCTTAACACCTAACTGTGTCTTGTTACCTGAGAACCCCTGACCTACTATCTGACCTGCTCTACCTCTCATAGCACACATGAGTACGTTAGGATACTCAAGGTCATAGTTTAATGTTGCTGCTATACTATCACCAATGTCGTTTATCTCTACTAGGATGTATGGGAGATTATAATTCTTTGCTACTGAGAAGATGACCGAAGGAAACAAGACAGGCTTAATCTCATTATCACGGTATTTGGCAACAATTTGATACGGGAGAGTGGTGATATCAAACACGATGAAAGCACTATAGTCGCCACCAATTCCTCTGGCAACGTCCACAGTAATAATGTATTCATGATCTTCTTGCACTCGTTCGTATATGTCAAGTCCTGCATTGCTTACTATAGGTTCTTCAAATGGGATAGATTGTAATTTTGCTGGTGATATTAATGTATCAGCAGATCCAAGGAAGTCACACTCAAACTCTTGTGCGAACTGTCTCTTAGATGTGTTTCGTAATGTCTCTTCTTTCCACTTAGCATCTCTGCCTGGTACTTGAGACCAATGAACTTCGTTGGTAGTATAACCATTTTTACCATTCCTAGCATCCTCCCACGTCTTATAGAAGTGGTTCATACCATTAGGTGTAGATATGATTATGACTTTCGTTGACTTACCAGAAGTAATAGTAGGATAAACAGATGCAAAGAATTGTTCTGCAACATGGTTCGGAACGAAAGCGAACTCATCGAGGAAGAGGATATTGAACGACATGCCTCGGACAGCACTTGCAGACGTAGAAGCAGCCAGTATCTTTGATCCATTTTCGAGTTCGACATTACCTTTGTTCCATACTAGTATTCCATGTTGTATCCATTTAGGCAAGTTCTCATATGCTAGTTGGAGTCTTCCAAGGAGTTCCCTAGCAGTACTTGCTTTGTTAGCGAGGATACCGATATTAACACTATCATTGAAAATAGCGTAGTGTAGAAGGTAAGCCACGACAGTCGTACTCTTACCTGTCTGCCGAGGGAGTTTTGCAATGTTGAATCTGTTCTCATGGAAATCCATTAAGATCTTCTTTTGAAAATCATACATTTCAAAAGGTACGAGACCTTCATCCAAGTTAATGATCTGCATGTAAGTACATGCAAAATAGAGTGGATCTTGTTTACACTTGATCCATTCCTCTACTTGCTCTTTTGTAAATTGTATCTCAGTACCTGCCTTCTTCAGGTTGGGGTTACCAAGATATACTTCAGTTTGTTGAGCCATTATAATACCTGCACAACTCCTTTAACATCTGGAATCTCTTCCATCAGCTTACGTTCGATACCTTGCTTCAAAGTCATAGTACTCATAGCACATGTCTCACATGCACCACCTAACTTTACTTTAACATATCCATCCTCTATATCATATAGTTGAAGGTATCCACCATCAGCTTCAATATAAGGAATGATTTCCTCTAATACTATGAGTACGTTTTCTTCAGAGAGTTCCATGTTCTCTCCTTATCTCTCTCAATTCTTCAAAGTCTTTTTGTTTCTTACCACCATCATACTCCCAAGCATACCCTTCGGTAATCATTTGCTCGTTGATTGAGATGTTTGACTCCCCAATGTATAACCAGCCCAAAAGGCGACCATACTTACCGACCCCACCAACAAGCTCAGTCCTAATAACCAGTTCGTCATCACCCTTAATAGTATCTGTGAGTTGCCCTTTGAGCCATTCTGTTGCATCGATTCCAAGTGCTTTCTCCTCTAGATTGCGTGTTCTTTTCTCAGGTGTGTCAACCCCTGCAATCCTTACCCGTTCTTTTTTGAATAAATCGAAACCAAGATCTATCGTGACATCTATCGTGTCTCCGTCTAATACTCGGTTGATCTTTATCACTCGGAAGTTGTAGCAGCTCTTCCTGCTTGGTGGTGTCAGTTTCCCCATATTCAAATTCTTCAAGTGTATTATTTAGCATCTCCTGTATAGGAGTTCTATTCAGTTCCGACTGATGATTCCTCATCTCCTGAATCATTGTGTTCGGATTGAACGGCGATGTCACTATGAACAACGGGGTTAGGATTCCAATCATCGTACTTAAAGACCCAGTAAATAACATATCCCACCGCAAGCAGTAGGATACCTATCATAATATTTATTGACCATACGACCTCGGACATAAGTGGATTACCCCACCCATCTATTAACAACTAATTCTATTGATCCATCATCCATCTCCCATTCTTCTTCTACTTGAAATCCCATATCCTTAACTGTATTATGTACAGTCATTCTAGCATATTGCTGAGTAACCTTATCTACAAATCTCTTTGGTGGAACTGGATCCTTCCAAGTTTGTATATCAGCCACCAACTCATATACACCTTCTGAATTTCTACGAAATCCAATATCATTCCCTATAGCAACATCAACCTTTACCTTTTCATGTTGATGGTCTAATGGATTTATTAACTCTTGATCTTCCTGTACATCATACTGAAGAAGCAGAAGTGCTTCTATGAGTTCAGGTTTGTTCTTCAATTTTGTTTTGATTGTGCTGAAGTGCGACATTGTTAGAATAAAATTCGGGTTTAAATTGGCGAGTCTGTAAGACTCCAAGCTTTTCCTCAATCTGTTCTGTCAATGAAATACATTCAGAACGGACAGTACCGATAACTTCTTCAGTTACAGTACCGTCTTGTCTGATAGAAAATTTAAGTTTTTGTTGCTCAGGCATCTAGTAAAATATAATCTATTGCGTTTGGATGGTCATGAAGATAAGGAACATCTTCTATAGCATCTTTACCTGCTTCATAAGAATCATCTGCATACTCGCAGATTTCATGAGTGTGTAACTCATAGTCATGGTAACCAACGGTGTAATGTTTCATTGGTGAATTGTACATAGGACACAATCTGGACATTCATATTCCTTTTCGTAGGAATGTAGCTTATCGATGATTTTATCGTACTCATCTGGTTTAGATTGAACACAATTTCTGTAGTGTTCAACCGCTAGTAAAATACGGTTCATCTCTCGTTCGTTAAACTGCATGATAGTCCTTGACTGCATTATTAGTTATATCATACCTCTGGTAAGGTGCAGGGGTACGTGTTGAATCGTTAACCATTAGGTCTCCTTGAATATTTATTCCTATAGGCTACTTCCATTTGAGCATCAGTTGCATACGATACATTCCAAGACATAACAAATCTATTTTCTTTGGCCAGATTTTTCTGTGTCTTATGGGTTAACCATCCTGGAAAGAATAACACATCTCCTGTCTCAACAGGTATTTGTGTCCATTCCAATCCATCTCTTCCTTCAGACTCACTAAAATATTGACGATGTATTGGTTCTCCAAACTTATAAGAAGTTAATGGATTCTTTACTAAAAGATTTCCACCGTTCTTTGGAACATGTAAATAAGCAGCAACAGCCATAAGAACTCCCTGATGATTATGTTCTTCGGTATAAGCTCCTTGAGGGTGGACATTAATCCATGATTTCATGACTGCTCTTTCAACACCAGGATCACAATGCCATTTGCGTAGTACCTCAACTGTAGATCGCATAACGAATTGTTCAAACTGAACAAACTCTGGCCATTCATGAGGCTGAGGATGTTGTGGATTCTGAGACAAAACAACAGAAGTAACACCACCAGATTTTTCTGGTGTCGGTATATCCATTGATTTTATAAACCCATCTGCTGCTTTAAGAGAATCTACGACCTTAGTCTTTAACTTATTCTCAAAATCAAAGTCGTATTTTTTCTTAAAGATTGTCGGCCAAGGATTTAATGCTTCCAATTGATTCATAATATAATATATTTGTTATCGTTTACCACCATTCATTTGTTTTAACATCTTCTGAAGCTCTGCTGTGGAACCTACAAACATAGCATTGTTTGTAACCTTACTTGGACCTTTCTTATCCTCATCTAGATCCTTAACTTTCTTCTGTAGATCCATGAGTTTATCAGTCATGTCTGCTACCTGCTTCATAGCGTTTGTAGCAACTTCATATGCTCTTGGATGCCCTGACTCCTGTGCGACCTCTAACGCCCCTCTGACCGCCTCCTGACCTTGATCTATAAGACTATACAATTCCCCTCTGGTATATTCATAGTCTTTATCTCTGTCCTCTGAGACATCTCTGATTTGATCCTTACGTTTAGCACAACCACCTTCGGGTGTGTTGGATACATCAACATCAAAGATCTCTTCCATGTTCTTTTCAAATATTTGATCGCTCATAATATTTCAAACCCACTATTAAATCCAAAATCATCATCAGGTGTTACTAGTATATCATCATTAGCATCAACCTGTCCATCTAGGTTCTTATCTGTCTTAGCTTTAGGTGTGTATTCCATCTTAACAGCACGTCTACCAACTGCATTATCACCAATAGACTCATATACAGTTGCCTTACGAATAATATCTGCCTTGTTGTAAGGACCATATAGGAATGTCTTAGCAGTAAATTGTAATGTATATACTACCAACCTACGTTCTAAGAAACTATCATCCCACTCATCTTCCATATTAATTGAGTTGAGAGTGATAGCAACGTCTTTCTTCTCACTCATATCAGGAACCATGTTCAGAGTGATATTAAAAGCTGGTTGGAAGTATGGTAATATCTGTTCAAGTATTTGTAGTCCTGTATCTTGATCCTTAGACAGTATTCCAAGTTCAAATCCTAGAGTGTATGGTACTGGTACATACTGTACCCTTACCTCTTTACCATCACCCTGTACAACATTTTTATATTTTCTTACTGGACTAGTCTTTCTTGCTGAATCGTAATCAATACCAGTCATCTCGAAATACATTCGAGGCATAGTAATAGCAACCTTTTGGGTCTTAGGGTTTTCAAATAAACGATAAAGAAACTTATTCTTAGGACCATAACCTAATGCTACTTTCTCAGTTTCTATCACCTCATTGTTGAGTGGGTCTTTCTTTTTAATTTCTATATTATTAAAAAGAGTACCGAACCCTACAACGGTTCTACGAATTGTTTCGTTATAAAAATGTGTTCCTAACATCAGAAGCTACCTGTAAAATTACCAAACTCACCAAAGGGGTTGTCTTCACCCCAATCAATTAATTCATCAGCACCTGTTTCAATTGCTTTATTCTGATCATACTCAGAATTAGTATTATCAATCGTACTAAAGGATCCTAATGTATATAGGGCATTAGAATCTACCCCTCTAATCAAGTCACCATCTAGGAAGTCACCAGACTTATTCATCATAGCAAGCTCTAAGGTTCCTCCATTCCAACCAGAAACCTCACCTATAGTATTGGTAGCAAGATCAAACAACTGAGCTCTCTGACCACTAGTAGTTGTAGTCTCATATGCGTTAATAACATATCTGCTGTTAGCAGAATCGTAATAGAACTCACCCTTAGTTGTTGATGGAGTCTCACCAGTATATGTGTAACGATACTTCAACCTAAGATCTTCAAACTTCCAGAAGAAGTATTTAACTAAAGTTGTTGTAGCAAAGTTTGGATCAAAATTAGAAGCATGTTCTACAAATATCTGACCATCTCCTTGTGCTGCCCAGATTCTATCACCACCTTGATTCTGGAAGTTACCAGCAACAATATATTCTCTTGCTTGGAAATCAACAGATAGTTCAGGTGCTGCAACAGTTATTGTAGGTGCAGTAGTATATCCACTACCAGGTTGAGTAATAGTAAAAGCATTAACAGCACCATTCAATACTGTACATGTAGCAGTAGCAGGTACATCTCCTCCAGCAACATCAGGTGGATCTGATACTGTAATTACAGGTGCAGTCTTATATCCACTACCACCAGCAGTGATGGATATGTTATCCAACACACCACCTACAATAGAACTAGTCATAGTAGCAGTAGTACGTGGTGCACTTAGGGATAGTGTAGTAACAAATGTGTTCTCTAACTCTATCTCATCAATCTCTGCAATACCAGTATCAAACTCATCAGAACCCTGCTCGTAGATCTCAGCAGTGATCTCATAGTAATAGAGTTTTCCTAACTGATAGAAAGGAGTTTCTCTCTCAACAAACTTAATCTCGTATGCGTTCTCTGTTAATGGGTAGTATATTAAGTCTCCTTCATTAGGTCTATCAGTAATAGTAAGACCTACAGAAGGTACTACAGACTGTTCCCATCTTCTCTTGGAGAGAATGAACTTAATCTCATCAGTAATCCTTACACCAAACTGACTGATAAATTCAGATGGAGAACCAAATCCTTCTACATTAACCAAGAGCATCTCTATCATATATGCTTGGTTGTATTCGGAATGTACTACCTCACCGAGAGTCTTATCCCTAAGCATCTTCCTAGGAATATAAAACACATCAGTACCAAACAACTTGATTTGTTCATCAACCAAGTCCTGTACAAGATTCTGTTCAGTGGTAACACCACCGTGTTGAGGAAAGTATACCTTCTTCATCCTATCATATCCAGAGGTGGTAACTCAAATGTGCTGAGGGACTTCTCCATAAGCTCATCTATTTCTTGCTGTCCTTCCTTGTAGATTTGCATTCCATTGATGGAAACTCCACCAGGAAGTTGGACACCATTAAACTTAATTAAGTTCTGTCCCCATTGTCTCTTGAGCAATGCAGTAGCATACTTCTTAAGGAAGAAGTCATCCCAGACCTGTGTATATGTTGCTGGATCTAATGCCCTCTCACAATCTATAATCAGCATTTGATCCTTAACTATTCTATCTGGATCAATATCAATGTACAGTCTATCTGCTCTAGTATTAAATCTATAACTTACTAAAGATCCTGTATTGATAATCATATCAATGGTCTCAAAGTGTTGCTTAACCATGTAGTAGTTGACCATATCAACACCACCAAAAGCAAGACCTGTTCCTGAAGTATAGGAAAACAAGTCCATCAAATAATACTGGTTGTTTAGTCCAAACAAACTATTACGAACAAAGCTTGAACTGATACCATAAACTTTAGAGACACCAAATATATGTTCTGGTATCTCTAAAAAATTCTTTCTATTTTCCCAACCTGCTCCGTCTGGATCAGTAGTAGACTGAACTTCGTTCTCCTCGTTGAATCTAGTTACGTCTGCTTCTGTAAACTTATGCTTAAGATACATCCTCTCAGATCCATCATAATGCCTCTCGTGGAAATATTGGAGAGCATCATCTATCCGATCATCAATCTGATCATCATCTAAATTAATTTCTAAGACTGGAGCACCTAACTGTCTCAGACAGTAATCTTTAAACTCAGCCTTCGTGCTAGGAGCAGCCATACGAATACCAATAGTTTCCTAATGGTATTTAGCTTCAAGCAGCTCTACCTTCCCAACTAGGTACATTTCTCAGTATCATATTGGTTGATACAACGATTTTTTCTTCTTCATGTTCTTGCAAAGGGACACCATGAGGAAAATCTGAATGAAATATTAAGAGTCTACCAGGTTTACATGGTATAGAGAAAACTTCTGAGCTCAGATCATTATATGAATAAGGGTCTTCCGATATGTTCTTAGTAAAATCATAAAAAACAATATTATGTCTTTCTGGATTTGCTTTTAAATAATAAGCACATGAAAGAAATCCTCCATGATGGATATGAGGGAAGATAAAATTTCCTTTATTTGAATGGTTAAACCACATACCAGCCATGAATAGGTCAGCTATTCTCTTATCCTCATAACCATATTCATGCATAAATCCCCTAGCAACCCTAATAATTTCGTTACTTAGATCTTTAAATACAGGTAGTCTATGAAGAGTTTCTATAGTTGTATGAGACGAATTTACATTAAGAGCTGAATTACCAGCAGTCTGATCTTTAATATCTTCCATCATCTCAAGCATGTCTGGAATCAAGTCCAGACCTATGTTATCATGGCGACAAACTAGTTTAGGAAATACCTCATGTATTTGTGCTTCCTTTGTTAAATCATGCTTCATTACTAACTGGTTCCTCTGGTGCTGTATATGGGATTTCAGGATTGTATACTACTTCTTCTAAGAACCATGCTTCAACAGCAGCAATGTGATCAAAGATTTTCTTTTGCTCTTGGAATTCACAATACCAATATATTTCATCAGCTCTTACCATACCATCTTCTAGAATATCACTATCACGAACATGCTCATTCTCTTCTGATTGATTCTTCAAGAAAGCTTCGACAACCATATTCAAATTATATCCGTGCTTCTTCTCAATCTTTTGTACCAACTCATATAAAGGAATGTCTTTCAGTAGAGGTGGGGTTTCCCTATCAGGATGCTGTTTTAAAACACTTGTTTTATGTCCATAAGATGTAGGTTTACCTTTCTCATCAACATATATCACATCAGGGGATATCTCTTTTGGTGTAGTATCCGCAAAGCCTTTTCCAGATTCGCTCATTTTTTCAGATCTAAATAACTCTAGTATAACATATTTATCGTCATAAGACAACTTGACATAAGACGGGTTATACTGTACAATTATAACACATGTGGAATAAGTAAAATGAGTATAAAGTTATTGGTATTGGAAACTGGTGAAACAGTCATCGGTGATATCAAAGAAGTAATGGATAAAGAGAAGGATGAAGCTTTGGGATACAAAGTAGAAGCTCCTTACACTATAGATTTTACGCCTGGTAGTACTCAGAATCTGAATGAAGCTGCTCCTGAACCGTCTGCTATACCTCAAGGTGATATTGGATTTAGATTTTGGGCTCCTATGTCTGCAGATAGAGATTTCCAATTCACTTATAACTTTGTTAGAGTAGTGTATGAACCTCATTCAGATATTGTAGCAGCATACTTAGATGTTGTTGCTAGATATCAATCAGAGAATACAGTTCATTTAGATCCTGTTATGAAGGAGACTGTAGTCAGTCAAGACCCTAATCAAGCAGCAGATGATGCTGGTGCTCAAGGTATGGCAAGTCCAACTAGTCTTGCAACTCAAGGAGAAAAATTAGATCAAAACTTTGAAATGAGTACAAATGAGTAATATACGATCTCAGTTAGACCAGTGTGATTTTCACCAATTAATAGACATCAATGAAGATATTGATATACAAGACATGGGTGACTATGTAGTTGTAGATGATGTCTTTACAGACCCAGATGCTGTTTTTGATTTCCTTGTAAAGTTTCCTGCAGACAGTGCTGATGAACTTAAAAGGATGATGCATCTAAACAATGATAAGCCTGAGTTCAAAACTCCCAATGGTATAACACAACTACTTCCAAACCAATACTTCGATGTATGGTTTCAAGATCTTTACAAGGTACTAATAGAAGCAGAATTTGTTCCACATCAAGTTAATGAATACTTGAAGGACAAAGCTTATATGAGTAGTCTCTCTAGAAGTGGATTGGTAACTTGCAATCTACAACATGATAATATGACCATACACAAACGTGCACAATGGCCAGCTCCTGTGTTAGATTTTGAGTATTCATGTAATGTATTTTTAGGTGATGATATAGATCCTGAAAATGGTATATCTTTTTATGATCTTATGTTTGAAGGTCAAAGATTTAAAGAGATAGAAGATCTTTCAAAAATTGAGGATAGAGAACTCCAAGGTACACTCAAAGATTACTTAAATGTTTTTGTAACCATCCAACCAGAACTAGAAACATTTAAACCATACGAAGATACAAAGTACTACGATAAAACTAGATTTGTAGAAGCAAAGAAAAATAGAATGGTTATCTTTAAAGCTGGTAAATGGATGACTCATGACTATAATGGTCTTGAGGGAGTTGAAAGATATATGTTTAACACCAATATCATTATTTCTCAAGGTCAACAACAAGGTGATCCAGAGGCACAAAACCAAATGCCAGAACAACAGCAACAACTACCAGGAGAACAAGCTCCACAGCAATGGGATAGTGACTATTGATTATGAGAGATTATACTAAAGACAAACTAGATATATCGGAATTTAATCGATATACAAGTAGAGATTTAGATAGTATATTTGAGCTCAATGATGATCTAGAAATAGAAAATAATAAAGATGAAGAGACTGGTCTGAAACATGTTGTTATTCAAGACTTCTTCAAAAGACCGAATGAAATTATAGACTTCTTAAAACATATACCTTCTGAGGATAAGACAGAAAGTATAATAAAAGATAGATTCACCTACATGGCTAGTAATGCTCCTGGGTTTCAACAACCATTGGAATCAAAATTAGCAAGAAAGTTGTGTGATGAAATTTACGAGCTAGGGAAAACGACTGGGTTGCATAAGTACGAAAGAGAACAAGTTCGATTCAACTACTATACAAATACCTGTTATCCTGGAATGAAATCTTGCCAGAACAATTGGCTTCCACATATAGATCCATTCTCACTAGCATGTAACATGTATCTTACTCAATGTGATAATACTGGTACATCCTTTTTAAGATTTGTAACCTCCGATGGGAAGGCATTTTATAATTCATTACAACTTGGAAAATCAAGAATAGCTTGTGAGGAATATCGTAATAAGTATGAGTTCGTTGGGGCAAATGGAAAACAGTGGAGTAAGAATCCTATAGAAGGAACTGATATATCTGATTGGGTATATTATATTGGAGACACTGCAGATGAACCATTACCTAGATTTGAAAGGTATGCCTTTATTAAAGCAGAGAGAAATATGTGCTCTATGTACAGAGGTAATAGATGGCATTGTATATCATATGATGCAGATAAAGAGAAAGGTGTTAGATACTCTCTGGTAGGAGTAATCAAATAAAAAGGAGGGGTTTTATCCCCTCCTTTTTTTTATTCTTTTTTATTACCCTGTGATTGCTTTCCACTCTAGTGCATGTTTCTTTGGTGCGTACTTGTTATACAAGTCAAAACCTTGTCTCATTTGTGGAAAATTTAGATCCCCACAATTTATCTTGTATGCAATCCACTCATTTTCAACTTTGTTCCAATAAGCTTCGTCTGCAACTCTAGTAGCTTCGTCTTGCTCAACGTGCCATTCCCACCTTGCAGGGGTCATGTCTTCGAGTGCTACTTTTAAACTGGCCAGGGTGCCAGCAACACCCTGTCCGTCTAGTCCTCTTGATGTGTAACTCATTTTAGTATCTCCTTATAGATTATGCTTGTGATTCCTGCCATGTAATTCTAGCAGATATTGAGTAAGGGTTGGATAGATTAACTCCAGAAGAGTCAACTATGTTTCCTACCACTGTTAGAAGGTCAGGTCCATTTGGATAGATACCGTCACCACCTAAGATCGAGTTACCCAACGCACTAATCTTCGATAGGTCGAAGTTAGTTGATGCAGTTTGACCAGCACCAGAACCAGATGCTCTGAACGATAGAATCGTTGAACCAGAGGCAAGGGTATCAGATGAACTGTGTCTAACCAATTGACATAGTGATGGGTTCTCAACATTCTCGAATGTATCCGTACTTAGAGAAGGGTTCAGTCTTAGACTAATCTCTGTCTCGTGTGTAGTCAAGATACCAATCGAGTCAAGCTTAAGTTGCATTCGGTTGATAATCTCTCTATCTCCTAATGCTCCAGTAATCGAGGAGTCAACTGATGGAGCCAATCTAATTGAAATTAGAGGCATATCAACAGGAATCAAGTTCTCGTTACCAGCTGGAGCACCAACTGAGAAGGTAGTACTGCTAGGAACAGCAGGGTTACCTAGGGTTGAGTTGATTGCGGAGTAGTAGTTTCTTGGGAAGTAGTCAGATGTACCTTCGACATACTTGATGTATACGTAATAGGTAGATCCTGACTGATATGATCTAGTATCGATCACCCTACCATCTTGGAAGTATCCGTTAGAAACAGAAGCTTCATAGATGTTAGTGTTAATCGTTAGAACTGATCCATAAGAACCATTATCAAATGGGATTCTGATAAAGTATCTTCTATAGTACCAGTTGACTCTTTCCTCAACAATAGCAGAGTTTCCATTTGTCTGAGCAGCGTTAGCAGAACTGTTGGTATACTTGTGAGTAATACCAGACGCAGTGAATAGATACGCTTCGTCATCCTGGAATGTACCATCCATGATAACCGATGTACCCCAGTGGAACAGAGTTCCTACGTAGGTAGGTTCATCACCATTCTCAATCTCGTAACGAGCAGGTAGGTTACCTGAACGGAAGTAAGATTCAGTTAGTTTGTTGTTGTGCTTGAACTCATGGAAGTACTTAACATGTCCATGCTGATCTTTAAATCCAAAGCGGATCTTACCAGCACCATACCAAGAGTAATCCATGTAGCACATCTGGATCTTAGAAACATCCAAGATGTAAGCAGACTTACCAAGTCCATCTCCAGTGTCGATATTCCAGTTTGCTTTCGCAACCTTAGTATCGATTGTCTTCGTCATGATAACATCTTCGTTAGTTGTACCACGGTAAGATGGTTGAACTGTGATCTGAGTATTGTTAGCGACCTTAACGACCTTATAACTCATACCACGAACAACAATCATGTCCTTCGGAAGTAACTGTGATGTAAACTTAGTATCAGTACCAGTAATGATCTGTGAACCTTTGGTTACACTAACAGTTCCTGGAAGCTGTTGTACTGAGCTTCTACGGCAACAGTTGATCGTTTGACCATCCATCTCATAGAAGAATCCGTTCTGATCATCAAACATACCAGCACGTACAGCACAGTCGTTCCAAGATAGAACAGCTAGTGTTGGGAATCCAGCACCAACAGACTGTGAAGGAGTTTCTTGTAATAGGTATGTGAATCTAAATTCATCATTAACTGCTAATACGTTAGTTGCCTTAGCACCAGTGTTAAACTCTGGAGTATCACAATCAATAACCTTAATGTTAAGTCCAGCACTCAACTGGTGTGGTTTAGTTGTTGTACATTCTGCAGTTATAACTGGCTCGAATGTAAGATTCTCAGAACTGATTGTTGCAGTTAGTAGTGCAGAGAGTTGAACTGTTGTAGCATCAACAATCTCAGCAATTTTAACTGGGTTACCAAAACTATCAGTTGCAACACCAGTACCAGTTACGGGCATGTTAACAACAAGTACTGAACTATCAGCAACTGTTAGAACATTCGTATCAATTGTACCTGAACATGATTGAATCTGTTGTGAACCAGATGTCGCAAATGTTAAGTTGATAATTGGAATCTGTGGTGTGAAGTTAATCGCAAGTGAGGTCTGAATACCTTTACCTGACTGGTAACGGAAGTACTTACGAGTCTGTCTGGAGATTCTGGAGTTCGGAGACTTAGAAGTACCGATTTCCATACCACCGTCAAACGGTCTGTGTAAGAAGAATCCATCAGGTCTTACATAGATGTAAGAAGGAATCATGTAGTTAGTACCAGACTGACTGAATGTCCAAGGTGTATCAACGATCAAGTTGTCATCATCAGTAATAGCAGTAATTGTATGTCCTTCAATAACACCAGGTGTACCACCTGTTGTGTTAACAATCTTGATTGTATCACCAATCTTGAAGAATCTCTGGAAGGCAGCATTAGTACCTGTGACTCTTCTTATTCCACTTTGAACAGCAACTGTACCTGTTCCTCCAACTTCACCAGATAGTGCAGCAGAGATCAACTGGTGGAATCCAGAAGAGGTTCCTGTGATGTCTACAATGTTAGTACTAGCAAGTGCATCTGCTAGTGACTCAGTAAGCTTGAAGTGAGCGTTATCAATAACAACCACATAGTAGTCCTTATTGTGACTCAAACCACCGATAGTGCTGTTACCATTGTTATCGTAGATAACTCTAGTACCAGTAGCATAGTAGTGGTTGTTAATATTGATCCAGTCTCCTGAAGTATCAACGTCATTAGAAGAACCATCAAACTGTTTTACAGAAGGTGGAACTTTGAATGGAATTGAAACTTCAAGTTCTGTCTCGGAGATTGCCTTAACAGTAGTGTAAGAACCATCAACAACACCGAAGTCAGCAGTTGTGTTCTCAAACTCTTGAATACCAGCACCAGTATTACCATTACCAAAGGAAATCGGAGTACCATTAACACTACTTGCTAATTGGAATCTATCTCCAGTAATAGTCTTAATGTAATAAGAGTTACCACTTGTTAGGTTACCAATAGCTCCACCAGTACCTGTATACTTAACAACTTCGTTGTTAGAGAACTGGTTAGTTGCAATATAAATGGTGTTCTTGTATGGGTTATCAAGAATAGCAGTAAATCTAATTTGTCCATTTACACCAGCCAATCTCATTGGCTCAGCACCAGTACTTGATTTGATTCTGAATCTGTTATTATCGATTCTATCAATGTACCATGTACCACTAGAAGTATTAGTTCTATTACCATATTGGTCATAGTAGTAATAAACTTCACCGCCAGATGGGAATGACATTGTAACGGATTGGTTATTACTAAATCCGTGGTTAGGGAAGTAGAAACTATCATTGGTTGAAGTATTCCTCTTAAGAAGAATCCAGAACATAGTATGTCCACCATCAGTAGAGATATCTCTAAAGTACTGGTTAATAGTTTGAGAATACCATCCCTGATAATACCACCAATATGTCTCATTACCACGTATGTTCATGTAGTTACCACCAGACCATCCTTCAGCATAGAAGCTTGATGTCCAATAGTGCTTACTACCACCGTGACCACCTAGTCCACCAATAGTATAACCATAACTGTAGTCATGATAGTTATTAGTGTTAACACCACGGTTTCCGTCATCTGTTATAAAGTCGTAGCTACCTTGCCAACGCTCACTTGAACTCCTTGGTAGACTCTGTAGATGATATCCGTAAGTTTTCCAATAAGTTCCAAATGCGTGTCTCCATGGCCAGCAATAGTAATAATGCTGGTTTCCATATCCACCACGCTCTGGCCTTGAACAAGAGAAGAACGCTGTCAACTCCCAGTTTTGCTGACCTAATCCATAACTACCATTAACTTGTGCGAAGTCATGTCCTGAATAGGTTGAACCCCACTGCCAGTAGTAAGTATAGATTCTTGTAGTCCATTCATGCCAACCTTTATATTCTCTGTAGCATGTATAACATAGTCCAATCTTATGCTTACCATATGACCAGTTACCATCCCATGTTCCAGTATAAGTATTACTTAAATTAACACGACCATAGTTTCTTCTCTGAGAATGGTGGAAAGCTATCGTAGTAGCGTCTACTGCTTCAATCCAGTATACCTGCATCCTACGGCAATCACCGATTGGACGTGCTCCTGGGGGCGGATAGTAAAGTACAGAGTATCCATCTTTGAGATCATGGTTACTATCAAATGAGATCGTATTATTACCGTAATCTACTTGTGACTCATCAAATGCTAGAGTATATGTTGATTCATAATCATATGGATCATACTGAGTCATATCAGTATCTCTATTAACTGTAGCTTGCAGTACAGTATCAACGTATGCTTGACCATCAGGAGCAGTAGAAGTAGGATCCTGAACTTCAAGTATCTTAGGAGATACAGTGTTAATGAAGTAGAAGTTTGTGTTATCAGCAAATCCGTGCTCAGAAACTGTGGTTAGATAAACCTTAGAGTTTGTTGTAGGAGCAAGCATTGCTATTCCAGCATTAACTCCAGCAATAACAGCACCAGATGCAGTTCCACCACTATGTACGTGAGTAGAAGTATCTGTAACAGGACCTTGACCACCGTTTACATTAACTGTAATTGTTGTTGCAGTCTTAGCAATAATAGGAATTGCTTGGTTGTAAACATAGTCAGCACCATTAGAGGTAGAAGCACCAGAAGCACGAGGATATGACTTAACGGTTGTGTTTCCGTCTCCGTGATAATCACAAGTCAGTTTAATAGATTCTGTCTTAAGCTTAATGTTTTGACCAGTTAGTAAAGTATGTGAACCAATGGTCAATACCATATCACCTGTAATTGGGTTGTATGATACATCAGTAACATCAACATTTGATATAGATGCACCTGCGTTACCAGCCATATTAGCGTGGTTTACACAGTAGTAATAGAGGTTCGCAGGAGTATCGTTGTTAACGTAGATTCTTGTGTATGCACCAGCTTGTCCAGGAGTTCCATGCTCATAAACATATGTTGTATAAGCAGAACCACCACCGTGAGTACCATCAGCAGTTGTAGACCATCTTAGATTGTGTGAAGTATTACTAGTATCAGACTGGTCAAAAGTATAGATACCTTTTCTTGTCATCGAGATAGCTGGATAAAGTTCTCCAGAACCATCACCTGTAGTATCAATAAGATACTTATTACCATCTGCGTTAACACCACCACTAGCTTCTAGAGTAAGTGTTGTTGTTCCACCTATGGTATCAATACCAGTACCAGTAATAACTTCTCCGTCTACGAATGCACCACCGATAGTAGAAACGTATAGATTAACTCCTTCTATACGAAGAATCTTACCAACACCACCACCAACACCTGAAATCACAGTACCAATTACCCATTCAGGACCAGGTGCAGCTGTAACTACAAGTTTCATGATACTAGCAACAGTAACCTGATAGTTGTAAAGGTCAGACACAATACCAATTGATTGGTCTAGACTGATCTGAGAACCTTGGAAGAACTTACCTGGAATAATAGATGTATATACACCTTGCAATTCTCTAGTTGTTGGTTGAGCTGATCTTGCTTTATATGTGAAAGATGTACTTGTAGGTACAGCCTGAATGATATATGTACCTTCTGCAGTAACCGATGCAAGACCTGTAACTGTGATAGGAACACCACTTGTAAGGTTGTGATCATAACTCGTGGAAACTGTAATAAGCTCGTTACCCTGAACAGCTTCTACTTTCGAGATAAAGGGGATAGTAGTATCTGAAGTAGATGCAAAGAACGATGGAATGTTATTGATCGTCTGAATAGTTTCCCATTTAGAAGCCTGAGGTCCATACTCAAAGTCGGTATCAACCAAGTTTTCTGGATTTGATACTCGGAACTTCGATACAGCGTCAACAAATGTCTCAGACGGTTCCATCTTAACAGCATCATCCTCTTCAAGAATTTGAAGAGTGTCTGAATCAGACATTGATGTCGTATCATACAGCAATGTGATCGTTGTATGATCAGTTGTTGTATCGTAGCTAAACGTACCAGTTCTGGTAGGGTCAGCAAAATTATAGATAATTTGGTTATCCGTTGTGTTAGTTATCAACAACATTCTTCGCTGGTGCTTATTACCATGCAAAGTTACTGTTCTTGCTGATGCGTCAAACACAGCATCAAAGAGCAAGGTTTTTGCCATTTTCTTTTAGTCCCCTTTTATTGTTTATGAGTGGTTATCAATTCAGTGCAGATCATTTTATATGAAATCTAATGTTGATGGGTTTTGGTTTACCAACCAAGGGCGGCCATCATGCCCATACTTGTTGTTACTTCTGCAGTAACATCGTCTCTTCGAGCAAATTCTATGCCTCCTTGAGTTGCTCCGTCATGGAGAACAAGGGTCATTTTCGTAGTATCTACGGTCAATTCTCCAAGAGCTCCAGTAAATGTTGACTGTTGTACTGTAGTACCCCGTCTCAACTGTACCTGCTTAGTCATAGTTTTCCCTCGAATTTATGCTTCTTTTATTTATACCATCAAAATCTTCAGTTATATTATCGTTGCAAACATGAATGGTGGCTCGAATGTTCTGAGCTCATTGAGGGACTCTCCACTGAGAGTAATTGTTCCCTCTCCAATGTATGCAGATCTGACGAATTTATCATCTGCACTACCACCAATTGTTGTAAGAAGAATATTTTCATAGTCAACAGTGGCAGATTCAACTCCTCCACCGAAGGCAAATAGTGTTCCGTAAGGTGCAACGTATCCGAAGGTACGTTTGATATCTGTAACTTCACCAGATACAACGTAGTCAACATCACCTGCTGGATCAGCATGTGTAAGCTTAACATCGGTAACTGTTCCACCAATACCACTGAAGGAACCAGATCCGACATATCCCTTACGTACAAAGGCTTCTGCACCATGACCGAAGATGTCATATAGAGTTGTATCTTCGTAATCAACAGTTGTAGATTCAGCAGCTCCAGATGCAGTGAATAGAGATCCAGATCCTTCAAATGCTCTTGCACGTGCGTCATCAGAATCACCACTAACTGTAGCAGTACCAGATCCATGATAATGATCTGTCTGTCTTTCATCCAGAGTACCAGCAACATATATTGAACCAGAACCAATATTGTTAGGTGTGAATATGTTTTTAGATTCACCACTGAAGGTAGCAGTACCAGATCCGATGTATGGAGCACGAGTAAAGCTCTCAGCAAGATTACCTGCAACTGTGTAGAGTAACGTATCCTCTGGAGGATTCGTGGTAATCGATTCTGCGGAACCACCTGCTGTGAATAGGGATCCAGATCCAGTCCAATGTTTTGTAATCTGAACATCGGTGACTTGACCATATATTGTTGCTGTACCAGAACCAATCCAACTTGGGATCCATCTGATAAATGCTTCTCCACTGAAGGTAGCAGTACCAGATCCAGAAAGAGGAACAACTGTTGCTTCTGCTGCTGTACCAGAAATGGTAATAGAACCAGATCCAACAAATATCCTTGCTCTTGAATCTGCACCGTCTCCATTGATTGTGAAGATTCCAGTGCTGACCTCGCTTGTGGAGATAGATTCTGCTGCACCGAGAGCTGTAAATAGAGATCCAGATCCTGTCTCTGCAAATGTTCTTTGAACATCGGAGACTGCACCAGAGAATGTTGTAGATCCAGAACCAACCCAGTTCTCTGTATGCTTCTCTGTACCAGCACCTGTCCAAGTATAGAGAACTGTATCCTCTGGAGGATTTGTAGTTGTAGATTCTGCAGAACCACCAGCAGTAAATAGTGATCCAGATCCAACCCAATCGTCTGTCTGACTTTCGAGTGCTGATCCAGATAGAGTAGCAAATCCAGAACCAGTAATGTGTGGTGTATAGAATGCAACTCCAGCACCTGAAAGACTGATAGATCCAGAACCAATCCATCTCTCGGTGTGCTTCTCGATACCAGCACCAATATATGTGTATAGTACTGTGCTTTCTGGAGGATTGGTTCCAACAGACTCTGATGCTCCACTTGCTGTCCAAAGAGATCCAGATCCAATTTCTCTGTATGTTGCCTTGAGATCTGAGTATGCACCACTGATATCGTATAGACCAATACCATCGATATTTGCAGAGAAGCTTTCTGCAGCACCACCAACTGAGAACAGTGAACCAGATGCAGTCCAGTGTTTCGTGATAAGTGGTTCTGGGATTTCTCCAGATGTGAAGTAAGAACCTTGACCAACCCAAGAAGGTGACCATTGACTCTCGCCAATACCAGACCAAACGAATAGTGCAATATCCTCTGGAGGATTAGTACCAACTGCCTCGGCAGAACCACCAAATGTGGAGATGTTACCAGAACCACCAAGGATGTAACGAACCTTGAATGTACATGCACCACCAACTGTGTAAGTACCACTACCAGTGATATGTGGAATGTAACGGGTAAGTGGAGAAGTACCAGAGAAACTGATAGATCCAGATCCGATTTCTCTGAATACTGCTTTCTCAACTCTAGTACCACTAATTTGATGGAGTGAAGTACTATCAGGTGGATTGGTTGTAACAGATTCAGCAGCACCACCAGCAGTGAATAGTGAACCAGAACCAAAGTATCTAACACGGTAGATGAGATCTGCTTCACCAGTGATAGTTGCAGTACCAGAACCAGTACATGCACCAGTGTAATTCTCAGAACCAGCACCAGATAGAGTGATAGATCCAGATCCAACATGAGTTGCAGGAGTAAAGCTTTCTGCCTTAGTACCACCAACTGCGAATAGTGCAGTATTTTCTGGAGGATTGGTAGTTGTGGATTCAGCAGCACCACTGGAAGTGAATAGTGAACCAGAACCAATATGTCTGAGTGAGAAGTTATAATGAGTGGAACCAATAACATTGAAGAGACCTGTAGATTCCCAATCAACAGTCGCAGACTCAGAAGCACCACCAATAGTAAAGATAGAACCAGTTCCAATCTCAGGTGCTGGAGTAAAGCTTTCTGCCTTAGTACCAGATAATGTAACCGTACCAGATCCAGTAACCGTACCTCTGGAATATACCTCAAGACCAGCACCAGATACAGTTGCAGATCCAGAACCGATCCATCTCTCTGTATGCTTCTCGATACCAGAACCACTGTAAGTCCAAAGACCGATTCCACCTTCAAGAACAGCAACCATTTCAACTGCTCCACCAGCAGTGAATAGTGAACCAGATCCGTCAAAGTTAGCAAACGACTTGCTCTCTGCACCTGTACCAGATAGAGTAACAGTACCAGATCCTTCAAATGCACCAGTGTAAAGTTCGGAACCTGAACCAGATAGAGTGATGGAACCAGATCCAGACTCAGCATATGTACGAAGTTCTGATACTCTAGTACCAGCAAATGTGTAGAGTAATGTATCCTCTGGTGGGTTGGTTGTAGTAGACTCAGCTGCACCACCAGCACTGAATAGAGATCCAGACTGTACAAATCCATGACCCCAAGTGAATGCATATGTGTTACCAACAAACTGAGGTGCAGTGTAAATGTATGCAGTACCTTCACCAGTTAGAGCTGTTGTAGGTCTCTCTATTCCTTCACCAGAAACTAGATACGTACCACCTTCACATCCTTCTCTCCAGACGAATGGAGTATTTGCAACACCACTAATTGTGTAAGTACCAGATGCAGCGAGACCAGGATGTGCAAGTGTGTTGTTGGAACCGTAGTCTTCTTCACCACCCCATCTAACACCAAGGTCACCGTAATCAGCAAATACTGTTGTAGCATCAACGACATTACCTTCATCATCAACAACGAGTGCAGATGGTAAGGTATCGCTATAATTCCATGTTCTAGATTCTGCACATCCATTAAGTGAATTGATGTTACCAGATCCACTGTACTGCCAACTAAAGCTGTAGGTGTTACCAATGTATTGAGGTGCAGTGAAGATATCATATAGAGTTGTATCTTCGTAATCGTATACAACAACCTCTGCTGCACCACCAGTAGCAAATAGTGATCCAGAAGCAGTGTGTCCAAATGTTCTAGCAATACCAACGGTATCACTTATTAGACCAAGATGAACAAATCCAGAAGCAGATACAGTATCACTAGATCTCCATAGTTCACTTCCAAGACCAATCCAAATAGATCCATAATCGTATTCGCCACCGTCTTGAGGTGGATGAACCGTACCTTGATCATCAATCGTAGTAGCACTATCTGTTATTGAACCATTATCATCCTGGAATGTTATGGCGGTGAGGTTGATATCATAGTTGTAGGTTCTAGACTCAGCACCACCAACAACAGTAAAGATAGAACCAGTTCCAACCTCACTGAATGTTCTTACTATAGAATGAGTACCACTTAGATCACCAAGTGATGTGTCCTCTCCAAACTCTGTCGTGGTAAAGGATTCTGCAGCACCAAGAGTAGTAAATAATGAACCTTCACCAGTATGTGCATATGCTGGTTTGTAGATCTCGAATACTTCACCACCGAAGGTAAGGAATCCATTTGCAGCAGCACCATTGGTAGCACCCAACCATACCTGACCATGATCCTCGGTGTCGTCACCAACATATCCAAAGTCACCATGATCATCAGTTGTTGTAACAGCATCAGATATGAGACCGTTATCCTCAGTGCTAAATGCCTGACTAGCAGATTCATTGTAAGCGTATGTTCTAACTTCAACACATCCACCAACACTAAACAATCCACCTGTGCCTGGAGGTGCATTCCATACGAAGCTGTATGTGTTACCAATAAACTGCGGAGCAGTAAAGATATCATATAGACAGGTATCATTCTCAGGTGAGTATGTTGAAGATTCAGCAGAACCACCAGCAGTGAATAGTGATCCAGAACCAGTAAAGTTACCAAAGACAAACGCAGTAGATACAGCACCATCAACAACGTAAGTACCTGTTACTGGTATTGCATTAGCACTGTAAAGTACAGTTCCATAATCATATTCACCACCAGACTGAATAGTATCAACACTACCCTGATCATCTGATGTAACTACACTGTCTACTACTAGACCATGATCAGTTGATGTGAATACAACGATAGCACTCTGATCATAATCATATGTCCTACACTCAGCAGCACCACCAGCTCTGAATATTGATCCAGATCCAATTTCAACAACAGTACGTGACTGTGAACCAGAACCACCAAGATCTCCAAGTGATGTATCCTCACCAAACTCAGTAGTAGATACACATTCACCAGCACCACTTGTAGCGAATAGAGAACCACCACCAGTGTATAGACCCTTACTGAATGACTGGGTAACAGCACCATCAACAACGTAAGTACCTGTTGTTGGATATGTGGTAGAGGTGTAGAGAACGGAACCGTAGTCTACTTCACCATCAGATTGAGGTAGTGCAACCTCACCATAATTGATTGCATCATTGGTTGGATGTGTTAGATCTGTTACTGATCCATAATCAACAGTACCATACGTAACAACACCAGATTCGTTATAAACATAAGATCTAGATTCTACACATCCACCAACACTGAACAATCCACCTGTGCCTGGAGGTGCATTCCAAATAAACCTATAGGTGTTACCAATAAATTGAGGTGCTGTGAATGCAGTGAATAGTACAGTATCCTCAGTAGGTTGATAGACAGCAGCCTCAGCAGCACCACCAGCAGTGAATAATGTACCGCCACCAATATGTGCGTAAGATGGTTCGTATTTAATATCACCAGATTCTTCTTGAGTCTTCTCATCCCCTACCTGTGGGAATGTACCATATGGCTCAGTTAGATACTCTGGGTTAAGTGCATCAATTTCTTCTTGAGTCCACAGTGCTCTTGTTAAACTTAAGGTATATGTTCCAGAGTTGGAAACAGTCTCAGATGTGTAAATTACGAATCCGTAATCTTCTGTGTCCTCATCGAACAATCCAAGATCACCGTAATTGATTACATCATTAGTTGGATGTGTTGCATCAGCTACTGCACCCCAATCAGTAGTACTGAATGGAAGTACTGGACCAGGAGCATAGTTCCATGTAATAGACTCAGCAGCACCACCAATAGAGAATAGTCCACCTGTACCTGGAGGTGCATTCCATACGAAGCTATATGTGTTACCAATAAACTGAGATGCAGTAAAGACATCAAAGAGACCTGTTGATTCCCAATCAACCGTTGCAGACTCAGCAGCACCACCAGCACTGAATAGAGATCCAGCATCTGATACAAAGTTCCAACAGAAGCTGTAAGTATTATTAATAAACTGAGGTGCAGTAGTAAGAGTTACTAATCCAGTTGTAGGATAGACAGTTTCAGTGTAAATTACTGAACCGTAATCATCTTCACCCTCTTGTATATCAGCAACATTACCTTGATCAACATTGGTAGTAGAAGCATCTACTATTAATCCATAGTCATCACTTGTGTGTGTAACGATGGAAGATTCGTTGTAATCGAATGTTGCAGACTCAGCAGCACCAAGAGCAGTAAATAGTGATCCAGATCCAACCCAATCCTTAGTTTTGGATAGAATACCAGTACCACTAAGATCTCCAAGTGATGTATCTTCACCAAACTCAGTAGAGGTCTTACTCTCGACAGATCCACCAGCACTGAATAGAGAACCACCAGTGGTAGGATCTCTGAATACAACATACTCTGAACCAATACCTGATGTCTGGAGTGTTCCTGTTAGAGGATATGTTGTAGAAGTCCAAATTACTGTTCCGTAATCATCTTCACCTTGTTGGATGTTAAGGTCGCCATACTCACCAAATACTGTTGCGTTATCAACAATGTTACCTTCATCATCAACAGAGAATACGTTGATAGAAGATTCATTGTAATCGAATGTTACTGACTCAGCAGCACCACCAATAGTAGGTAAGTTATAGTAACCAACATAACTCCATGCATATCTGTAAGTGTTACCAATGTATTGAGGTGCAGTGAAGATATCAAATAGTGCTGTATCCTCAGTTGGTTGATAAGCAATACATTCAGCAGCACCACCTACAGAATATAGAGAACCTTCACCAATCTGACCCCAGATAGGTTTGTACTTAACATCACCAGATTCTTCTTGAGTCTTCTCTTGACCTGCAACTGGGAATGTACCGTAAGGTTTTGTCTCGTAAGTAGGAGGTAACTCATCAATCTCTGCCTGAGTCCACAGTTCTCTTGTTAGACTTAAGTTGAGTGATCCGAATGGAGTAGCAGTAGATGTGAATATAATCTGTCCCTGATCATATTCTCCACCATATTGAGATTCTATTACTGAACCATAGTCATCAACTACAGTTACAGAATCAACTACCAATCCATTATCTACTGTTGCATATGGAATAATTGATGATTCGTTATATGCCCATGATATAGATTCTGCAACTCCATTAAGACTGAATAATCCACCTGTACCTGGAGGTGCATTCCACACGAAGCTATATGTGTTACCAATGTATGCTGGAGCAGTGTAGATATCAAATAGTGTTGTAGCATCACCAAGTTCTGTCGTGCTAACACATTCACTAGCTCCACTAGCACTGAATAGTGATCCACCCTGTGTAGGATCTCTGAATACAGTAGCACTTGGTGAAGTACCAGAAGATTGGAGTGTTCCTGAAACTGGAAGAACTGTGCTAGTCCAGAATACCCAACCATAATCATATTCACCACCAGACTGAGGTGCAGTTATAACTGTACTATCGTCAAAGACAGTAGCAGAATCTGTTATAAGACCACTATCATCAGTAGTGAATACAACAATAGAATTCTCATTGTAATCATATGTTATAGACTCAGCTGCACCACCGATAGTTGGTACTGATGCATAACCAGTGTAATTCCAGCAGAAGCTATAGGTGTTACCGATACCTGCAGGTGAAGTGTAGATATCGAATAGTGTTGTAGAATCTCCAAGTTCTGTTGTAGATACACATTCCGCAGCACCACCTACAGTTGGTATTCCACCACTACCAGCTGGTGCTCTCCATACAAATCTATATGTGTTACCAATCCATTCAGGTGCAGTGAATATATCAATAGATCCTGTGAGAGGATATACTGTCTCACCATAGATTACTGAACCATAATCATTCTCTGCTTCTTGTGGAAGTGCTACACTACCATCATCAAAATGATCAGTTTGATAATTTGTAGCATCTGTTACTAATCCTACATCCTCAGTAGTAAAGGTAACAATAGAAGACTCGTTATAATCGAATGTTACTGACTCAGCAGCTCCACCGACTCTGGACATAGAACCAGAACCAACCTCACGGAAGGCAAAGGTTGCAACCATACTACCGATATAGTAATCCCCACCAACCATCTGGAATATACCAGTTGTATTTGGTTCTACCGTTACAGATTCAGAAGCACCACCAACTGAGAATAGAGATCCAGAACCAGTTTGACCCCAGACAGGAATGAATCGAAGATGACCTGCTTCTTCTTGTGTCTTCTCATCTCCTACCTGTGGGAATGTACCATATGGTTTAGTAGTATATTCTGGATTAAGCTTATCAATATCTTCCTGAGTCCACAATTCTCTTGTGAGACTGACGGTGAATGTTCCCTGTGCAGAATTAGCAGTAGAAGTGTAAGTAACTAAACCATAATTCTCTTCACCACCATACTGAACTTCTGTAACATCACCAAGATCAACATCAGTAGTAGCAGCATCTATTACAAGACCACTATCTTCACTACTGTATGGTACAACTGTACTATCATTATAATCAAATACAACTCTCTCAACTCCACCACCAATTCTGGACATAGCACCAGAACCAGTCTCCCTGAATATTACATAATGGGAAGCAGAACCACTAAGATCTCCTAATGAAGTATCTTCACCAAGCTCAGTAGTACTCTTACTCTCTACAGCACCAAGAGCAGTGAATATGGATACAGGATCTGCAATGTATCTTCTCTGGAAGGAATAAGTCTCACCAAAGAACTGTAGATTGGTGATGCTATATGATCCAACTAGAGGATATGCAACAGAACTATAAAGAACAGAACCATAATCATCTTCACCTTCTTGTATATCAGCAACATTACCTTGATCAACTACTACTGCTGCATCTATTATCAGACCATTATCATCTGATGAGTATGGAACAATAGATGATTCATTATAATCGAAGGTGACTCTCTCAGCTCCACCACCAATTCTCGATATAGAACCAGATCCAATTTCTCTGAATGTTGCTTGAAGGTTAGTATATGCACCAGACCAAGTAAACAGTGCAATATCTTCAACTGGTTGATATCCAACTGCCTCGGAAGCTCCTCCCATACCGAAGAGATTACCACCTTGTACGAACCCATGACCCCAAGTGAATGAATATGTATCAAAGTTGTGACCTTCGGTAGCAGAAAGACCTGGGTTAGTTGGATCAAAGTAATTCTCTGGAGTCGAATCATGAATAACTTTAGGATCTGTACGAACCTTAAATCCACCCATTGAGGTTGCAACACCCTCATGCCAGACATACCACCAGTTCTCTGATAACCATCCTTCAGTAACAAGACCCCAATTCTCTGAATCAACTGGACTATCTGTTATTGATCCCCAGTTCTGAGTACTGTATCCAATCGTAGCAGTATCATCATATCCATAAGTTCTTAGTATTGCTACACCACCAGTTACAGGTAGAGAACCAGATCCAGTCCAATGATATTGGAACTTAAGATCACTGTATGCACCAGACCAAGTGAATAGAGTTGTATCACTTCCAACTATAGTATCAGTTCTACACTCAGCAGCACCACCAGCACTGAATAAAGATCCAGATGCAGTCCAATGTGGTGAATTAGTTGTAAAGTCTTGTCCAGTGATGTGGATAGATCCTTCACCATCCCAATACCTAGCGTAAGTACCATCTCCTTGGATATCATAGAGACCATACAATTCATATGTACCAGTATTTGCCTCTACGTTATTCCATATAATTCCACCATGATCATATTCACCACCTGACTTAGGTTCTGCAATACTACCATCATCATCAGTCTCACTAAATCCATACCAAACTAATCCATAATCTGCTGTGTCTAGTGTAAATCCAGACTCATCATTAAACTCATGTACAAACTTCTCAACACCAGCACTTCCGAATGAAGCATTACCAGACATTACCTCACGACTTGTCTGTGAGTATATCTCTCCACCAGTTATACTGAATAGTGTTGTCTTATCTCCAAGTTCTGTAGAGGTCTTAGTCTCCGAGAGACCACTTGCAGCAAATAGACCACCTGAACCTGTTCTGTCTGTAGTAAAGCTATAAGTATTAAATTCTGCCCAAGGTGCATTACTAAACTTATGGTATGATGTTGCACCTCTTACATCATCCGTATTGTATACAAATCCCCAAGATTCTTCTCCTCCATCTTTAGGATCTAGTATACCCCCAAAGTCCAAAAGACTTGGGACTGCATCAACAGCTCCCAAGTCTTCTGTAGTGAATGGTACGAATAAGAATTCGTTCCAATCTAATGTTGTTGTTACTTCACAAGTACCAGATACAGTAATCCCACCAGAACCTACCCAGAACGCACTGCTGCGTTCCATACCACCACCCATCTCAAATAGGGATCCAGTACCAACCCAGAACTTTCTGATGCCTTCTAAGGCGGTAGAGGCGAGGTGAGCAGTTCCATCAGCAACGAAATTACCATGACTGAAGCTTACCCTTGGTGATCCACCAGATATAGTTGCTGTTCCAAATGGGTAATGATCTGCTGATATGGAGACTTCTCCAAAACTATCTTGACTTAAATTACTTTCTGCTTCTAAATTTGTCGGAGCATCACCTATCGATCCATAATCATCCGTTACGTTAAGGACAGTAACATCGCCGTAACTTTCGGTAGAATATAGAGAAATCGTATTTGAATCGTAGGTGTATTCGTTCATACTTCACGAAAACAATAAGAAGGGGGTGGAATATCTCCAACCCCCATCCTGATATACTTAATAGTATAAATGATCAGTCAAGACTGATGTTCAATGTAACCTTAATTTGGTCACCGTTGTTCTGAATAGGGTATGGACCATTTGTAAATCTTTCAGCGAACATTATGCTGCTGTAAAGAGTTAGGTTACCAGTTCCATCCAATGCAGGAGTTGTAGTGAAGGTTGATGTTGAAGGTGTACTGAAGATTGTATATGTCTGTTCAGTAGTTGTAGTGTTTGAAGTACCACGTGCAACGTAAATAACATCGCCTGGTTGTAAACCGTGAGCTTGAATAGCAGTTACTGAAGTATAGTCAAGTGTGATACTTGGGTCAGTAGCACCCTGAATGTTATCAGTTAGAGCAACAGAAACATTAGCAGAATCTACAAGGTAGATACGGCGAAGAGCACGATCAATACCACCAATAACTGTACCAGCAGGAACAGCAGCGTTACCACCAATAGCCATTCCGATTGTAATGTTATCCATTACAGAAGCTACGTTAGGAAGTGTAACATAGTCGTTACCAATAACTCCAATACATACGTTTGTGTTATCTCCCTTTGTTAGAGTAGTAGCAGCAGCACCTGAAGCAGCATCAGCAACACCTTGAATCGCAAGAGGCATGTTATTTGCTCTTACAATATAATAACCGTAGACATTACCAGCAGCAGCATCAAATGTGAAAGTCTGTTCTGGATAAGTAGCAGTTGTTACAACACCAGCAGTAGAATCTTGATTAATTTTCCACTGCCCACCATTTAGGAGAATACCATACTGATCAGTATAATCGTATCTTGCTTCTGTACGGTTGTTAATACAAAGAGGATACCCTGTATTTACAGTTTGTCCATACTTGTTTGTATTACCATCTTGGTATGGTTCATAATATGCTGTAACACTAGGCACGTCTGCTTCAGCAGGAGTGGTGTCAGTAGTGTAAAGCTTAAGAATTAGATCCCTTGGTGCATTATCCTCTCTATCCAAAACGAAGTTGTTCTGGTTAACGAGATAACGAAGTGACTCAAGTTCGCCAATATTAGGTACTAGCAGTGCCATTTAATTTGTCTCCGAAAATCGTTTGTGTTGCTTGCTTACGTTTATTTATAAAATAATCGCTCCTCGATTATTTATCAAAGGAAAACTTTAAGAGATAACATAAATCTCCTGATCTGGTTTACCTGATCAACTCGGAACCGTAGCATATCCCCAGCCATTAAATCTTGATCCCAATTAGTTAAAACATCACCAGATGCTTTCAAGTTTCCATTAATGGTTGGTTTATCACCACCACATATAGTCTGGAAGTTAGGAAAATCATTGAATGTACATTTCTGTACGTCCATAATAAGAATACCAACCACATCAGAAGTTAGTGTCCACGACTGGATTCTTCCAGTTACATCTATTTGTAGTTCACCTTTTTCTCCAGTGTTCATATCTACAGAACCACTACCATAAACAAAGTTAATTGTTCTGGTAAGATCTGCAGTTGTTGATTGAGCAACAGTGAAAAGTTTATCTCCAGCAGAAGGTGGAGTTGGGAATATTATCTTACTCCCACTAACAGTATAATCTACTCCTGGATGTTGAAGTAATCCATTGATAGAAACAATCAACTGTCCTTCATTTGTTGGAAAGTATGGAGTTCCTCCTTCTGTTAGATCAAACTCTGTCTTAGTTCCATCGAACTGAGCAGTGAAATCATCAAGAACCTCATTGTTATTCTGCAAATATTTTGCAGGAATATCATAATTTACACCAACTGCAAATTTCTTCTTAGCCTCAGAAACTATATTATAGTTTTGAGATTGTACTGATACATTATAGGTAGGCATCAGGAAACTCCAGGTGTTACTTCTAGTATTCCTTCAATAACTCTAGACTTAGTACCCGAAGGTGCAGTCAAGAGAATATCATAAACATACCTTCGAGCTTCTAAGGTAGTTGATGTAGCATTAGGAAGGGCTATTGATAATTGTCCGTTATATCTGTCTGGAAAGTCAACTGTAAAGTCTGTTGATGTAGATGAAGTAAAACTCTTTTTCAATTTCGCTACAGCACTATAACCAGTTAAATTTAACGGTGTTGTATTCGCTTCATTCTGAATATTAAAGGTTGCATTAAAGTCAGTTCCTTTCTCGCAAATTAAATTTATTGGTATAGCAGCCATCGTACATACAAAGAACCCCTCACTATTTAGCGAGGGGGAACTTTGTTATTCAGTTGGAGGTGTTTCGGGTGTTTCCGTTTCTGGTACTGGTAGTGGTTCAGCATTAACCTCACCAGATAAAATACCAAGGGTTTCTAGTCCACCCTGAAGCTTTGTGCGATACTCTCTAAGACGAATAAGTTCTGTCTCTGCCTTAGTAATTTTATCGTTAGCATCAGAAAGTTGTTTAGTAAACTCTTCTCTCAACTGTGCTGGTTCCATAGGAGCAGCATTTGGTGTTTGGGTCATGATAAGTGATCGATCTTACTTATTTATTATAGCATGGATCATCGATTTTAGCTCAGCTAGTTCGGATTTTACCATCTGCAATTCAATATCAGAGTATCTTGACCGAGCTCTTGCTGCTCTAATCTGATCAAATGCTTTCTTATCCTTATTAATTATAGCACCAGTTTTCGAGTCTCTATAAAGACCGTCCTCACCTTCTACTTGGATATCCATTAGAAGGATGCTACTGCTCTTATATCTTGTAGTTTAGGTACGTATGCTGGATTATCAGAATTCATAACAACCTTAACTGCAAAGGAAGTAAACTCAGGTAAGTTAGAGATACTAAATGGAATCTCCTGATATGAATCTTGCTTCTCAAAGAGACCAGATATTTCATTCTCTGGAGTAGGAGCTAATTCAATATCAGCCTTACCATCTTCATTAAAGAACTTCCATTCAATATCATCAAAATTAACTTCGCTTGATTCTTCCTTAATCTTATAAAGAACTTTAATATCATCAATATTTCTTAAGTTAGCAGTAAGCTTAACATCGATTGATGTACCTGGATTCTCTATAGCAATTTCCTTAGTAACATACTTAGCAACACCAGAAGTATTCTTAGAGGAATCTTCAGAAACATACCCCACACCATTTTGTAATGTTGCAGTTTTTACTTCCCACCAAGTTTCAGTATTAGCTTCTTGACCAACAAAACTAAGTAGATCAGTAACCCTGAATATATCATTCTGTTGATCTGTTGGATCCTTCTTTCTTTCATAAGGTGAAAGTGCTGTTACTTTAGAAGTAAAGTCATCATTGATAGGTTGTTTATTATTAAACAATACTAGTTCTTGAGTCTTAGCATCCCATTCAACAACTACACCACTAATCTTATCTAGATATAGATCATCAGTAGTATCTGAAGTTGTTGTTTGCTGTTCGTTGTATCGATTAACAGTTGTACCTACAGTAAATGTAGGTGTTTTAAGACTGGATCCAGCATCTGTAACTGTACAATTCAAAGATGTATCAGTTCCAAGTGTTAGTACTTCTCTTGCTTTAAAGGTTCCTTCATTAGTTACCTGAACAGTCATTGTACTTGTACCACTATCCCAACCTATAACAGTACCAGCACCACCAGCAATATCAGCAACCTCTGATGTAGCAGCTACAGTTGTACTATTGATAGCCTGAGGAACTGTTATAGCAGCACCACTATGACCTGTTATAGCAAATGTAACAATTGGATAAAGCTTTACGATTTGATTCTGTCTACCATACCTATTCTCACTTCCAGTAGGATTCTCGATCCTATTAGATATAGTCTTAACAGAACTAGTTCTAAGATCGATAATAGGAGATAGTGTTGATTGAGTAGATGAAAGATCTAACTTATAAACTAAAGAATTTGCAATATCATTTCTTAATGCATTAATTCTAGAAGCTAACACCTTCTGGTTTATAAAGAAATGTTCTTGTTTAATAAATGTTTTTTCATAATCAGATTGAGAATAAGAACCATAATTAACAGGACCACTATCTGCGGAAACTATGTTAGTTGTTTTAACAGATGATTCTATTTTTGTTTGTGGGAATGATAGATAACCAATATCAGCATACAATTTCTCAAATTTCTTATTGAGAGAAATTAATCCACCTGATCCACCACCAATAGCATTAGAGCTTGCATTAGTTGTAGATACAATATTAAATGAATCAATACCAGAGTTCTCAACTGTGAATAATGTAGTATTCATAGAAGATGCTGAGATACCACCAGTCTCTTTAAGACCCTTGAAGAATGCAAATGACTTACCACTATCTTCAAATCCGTGATCTCTATGTGTAACTTCAATATACTTATTATTTCCTCTAAATCTTTCTAGAGTTGCACTACTACTTGCTTCAGCACTTGTACGTATGGAATTAGCATCCATAGTTTCATAACCTATGTTATCGTTTGTTAACATAACACTAGCAGTCCTAGAAATATCAAACTCTGCTCTGTTAAGCTGGAACTTAATATCTTCCTTAAGGTTCTCTGTCCAAGAATCTACATTCTGTGATCTATAAACAGATCCCAATCCAGGTTGTACTGTAACAGTTCCTGAACCTGCAGGTTCTCCAACTTCAGAAGCCCATACTTCATAATCTGTAGAATCGGTTTCGATAACAAAAGCATACTCTGTATCATTCTGTAAATATACAGGATAATCAAATTCAAAATCAGTTGATACACTACCAGCAACATCAGTTACCAAATTAGTCGCTACACCCATTCTAACTGCAGGTGTATCAATATCTACAACTGCTTCTACAGCAGCACCAGCATTACCAGAACCAGTTCCAGCAATAACAATAGATGGAGAACTTGTATATCCAGAACCAGATATAGAAACTTCAGAATTGAATAACTTACCACCAGATATTCCTAGTGTTCCAGTTGCAGTAGTACCACCTGGTAACTGTGGACTCTCAATAGTCATTGCTGCACTATCATAATTAGATCCAGCACTAATGACCTTAAGATCAACAACTGATCCAGAATCCTTAGCAATACTAACAGATATTGAAGTGTTATTTGTATTATTCGCTAGAGTTATTGATGGAGCAATAAGTTGTTCCCCTGATTGGAACGAATTACCATTGTTATTAGAAAGAACTAGTGTATATACCTGATCTGCTGATACTGGAATCTTATCTGCAGCTCCTGGTAATACTTCAATACCAGTTCTATCAAATATTTTAAATATAGGTCCAGTAGCACCTGATATTTGTCCAGTTACAATTTCACCAACCTCAAGAGATGTTTCTTGTGATACATAAAACTTTAACTTGGTTTCAGGAGAAATAGTCTTCTCTGTACCAGGAACAATATAAGTTCCTGGCTTACCACTTACTGTATTAGTAATATAAGTTCTTACTGGAACCTTAGATGCCTTTTTATTGAAGAAGAGATACAAACTAGTAACAAATACACCACCATCATATCCTTCTACCTTAAATGTTTGTGCTAATGGACTTGGTTTCTTCTGTGTACTTGTATCAAGATCAACAATCTGCTTACCTTCGTTAGACTTAAGGTATGCAGGTAATGTTGAAACGATACTACCAGGATTAGCAGGTAGTATACCTGTTGGGTAGTACTTAACTTCAGTGTATGTTTCTACAGTGTCTTTATTACTATCTGTAGAGCTCGAAGTAAATCTAATTGTTTTCTCACCAGTTGTGAATTGTAACTGTTCAGAAGTGGTATCGTAACTTGTATTGTAGATATAGTTATTCCAAGTAGTTCCTTGTGTTGGGGCATAACCATTAGGTATTATAATAAGACCACTAGCATTACCACCATCATCTGTGATAATATCAGATCCAAATGTTGATAATGAATTACCAGGAATTCCTGTAAATCTTAGATCAGGAGTAGTCCATCTACTAACACTCCTACCCTCTATGAAAGGATAGATCTTTGTATTAGGCTTCATCCTACGAACAGTAAACTTAACTGCCTTAGATCTAGCAAATTGCTGCAATGAAGTAGCAACAGCAGTCTCACCAACTAACTTCGTATTAATACCTTTACCAGTCTCATTATTCTGTGGACTGATATTAGATGAACTTGCTACATTAGCAATCTTAACTGTAGATGATACTTGATCTGAGTTAATATCAGAAAGAGGTCCGATATTAAAGAAGTTCTGATTTGATCCAACCCAGTTTACTGAATAAGAATTATACAAGCTTGAGTATGCATCACGTACATTATCCTTAGCAAGGAATATAGTATAGAGTGAAGTATTGTTATCAGATATTAAAGGAGCATCAGTATTCTCATACCATGAATCTACAGGTGTATCGAGGGATGCATCACCAACATATTGAATAACAACAAATGGGTTTGGGTTAATAGTCTTTGTAGCAAAGCTATTATCTAATAACGATAGATTAGAATATGGAAGAGTAATAACATCACTAGATCTCCTATATCCAGAAACTACTCTTTCATCTTCTTTTGTATTAACCTCAACAAGATCAAATGAGTCTTCTTTAGACTGTGCTCTCAATACAGATTGCTTTGTATCAATAGAACACCTATAATCAATAGACTTAAGGTTACCTACCTTATGAGTCTCAAAGTTATCTACAACAAATCCACTCTTGAATCTTTCAAGTCCTACTTCATCCTTGATCTGCATATTTAATGCTTGCTGCTCAAGAACACTGAGGAGTGTATAGTACTCTAACCTTTCTACACGCTTCTCTAACTTACCGATATCACGCATTGTATAACGCTTGTTATCAACAGGGATAACACGAACATCATTACTTGTTGTAGTATATGCAGGTATGTAAAGATAAGTTAAAGGTACAGCATCATCAATACCCTCTGGTCTTGATGGGTTAAGTGAAGAGTTACCTTCCTTAACTATAAATTCACCTTTCTTAGTCAAGAAGATACCATCAATTCTATCAAGATATTGATTCTGATAGAATGATATAGTGTAAGGTAGATTTGAATCTGATGCTGGACAACTAGAAACAACACCACCACTACCAGTAAATTCGTTGAAAGAAGACTCTGTGTAAATCGACTTATCTTGGAAACCAGTGATGGTAGCTTCAGTATCAACTTTTGGTCTAAAGTCAATAACATCTCTGAGATTTGTTATACCATATACAGATGAGTTGAATGTGGGAATATCATCAGCAGAAACACCTGCTTCATGTACATAAGAATCAACCACACAGAAATCACCTTGTGAATGATCGAAGTAATCAAAAGATGCTAATAACTGACCATTAGGTAAATCAAAACCAGGTTTGAGAACAATACGTGATACATCATATAAAGTATCACGTTGACCATCATCAAATGTGAATCTACTAGTTACATCAGTACCGCTAATTAGATTACCAGCAGTATCTACATTTGGAGGTGCAGTTGTGGAACCTTCATAAACATAGTTAAGCTTAATAACATCAGAATATGATACTGCATTAATTTCAGTTGCATTGATATCCTGTCCTCTTAGAGGAAGAACCCTGTCTCCTTCTGGAGTAATAACAATCTGCTTGTTTTTAACAATTGTCTTCAACCTAGGTCTAGACTTAGTAATCTCTAATGTTGCTGTAAGCTTAAGTGTTGGATAAGCAGTACCACCTGAAAGAGCACCAAAATAATTAGTAGGAAGTGCTATACTAACGCTACCAGCAGTTAATCCACTAGCAGTATCAGTAGACGTTGCAACATCTACAGCAGAAGATGGAACGAATACAATATCTCCAGTTTCTACAGCAGTTGCATTTCCTTTCTTAAGAACAGTAAGAATAAAATTGGTCTCTCTAAACTCTACAAATTTCTGTGTACCAAATTCTAACTGTGCCTTAAATGTTACTGTTCCACCAGTAGAAGATGAATCTAGTACAAAATCTTTTCTTTGATAGTACTTAATAGCAGTATCATCAACATTTTTAACTAATGACTTAATTTGCTTACTACCAGTTGGGAATATTAGAGTAGATTTGGATCCATTTGCAATCTTTGGTCTTACTCTTAGTACAGTTGTACTACTTATAGTAGAAGGAAGTAAAGAATCTAAGTATATTCTTGATTTCTTAGTTCCTTGTGGTGATGTTGCCTGTTGTACTATTGCCTGAATAAGGTTGTTGTTTGCATCACTAAACTGAACCAAATCTCCTTGTACAAGACTCTTCGATGCATCACCACCAAAACCTGTACACTCAATATACTGGTTGCCCTCTACACCACTAAAACTAAAGTCAGTTATAGTAGTACTAGTAACATACTTCTCTCTAAACAACTCAACATCACTAGTGAATAGATTAGGTGCTAAAGCTCCTACAGGTGCTACACCAAATCTGGCCCACATAGACTTAACATTCTGTGGTGTGTATGTTTGTACGACATTCTTAAACAATACAGCACGTACTATTGCTTCATTACCAGCAACAAAACTAGTAGAAGTAGTCTTAACAGCTACTGATGGAGGTGATGAGTAGACATTGGATAATGCATCTCTATTTTTAATAGACGCTGCAGCATAACCATCTGCAGAATCTACCGTAGAAGTTATAACAGATGTATCATATGATACACCATCTACAATTAAGGTCTCTAATGCACCATAGTTATTTCCTCTATGATCCACTACAAAATGGGATATAGTATTCTCTCTAGCAATCCTTAGAGAATTTCCTTTCTCGTCAAATATAGTTTCTCCTTGAACAAACTCTCCATTAAGAACCTTACAATAAATTCTATTACCAGAAGATAGAAGACCGTTTGGTGATCCTTCTATTACTCCATAAGCACCACTCTTACTACCAGTAATATAAGTACCAGCTTGGAATGGAATGTTACCTGCTGAAGGAGCTGGTATATCACTATCTACAGTTATCTTAGTTAAGAATGTTGGGTTGAAATACGACATCTTGAAAGTCGTATTGTATTTACTTGTTCCAGCAATTCTTCCTTTAGAAAGAATAGTATCAGAATCTGGATTAAATCCAACACCTCTTTCTTGTAAATGGAAGTCCTTAGGCTTAGCAAGACCAATTGTAGGAACAATCATCTCACTGTAAGAAACTATGTAACCAAATACATCAGTTGAAGTAGATTGCTCTGCTCCATTTTCTGAGAAATAAAGTCTCGTTCTATTATCAGTACCACTATCAACAGTAGTGAAATCTCTCAAATGTGTATCAACAATATCTCTTGGTCCGATAAAAGTGAATTCAACATAAGAAGAACTTCCTTTAAACGAAGCTGGGAAGTCTGCATTAGAACCACTAAATTTGGAATAAGCAAGAGATGTAATTTCTACTGCTTCATTAGCATTACCAGAACCACCTTTTCTTACCCAGAAACTTCCATGTGATGATTCCCATGAAGTTGGTACTATTTCGCTAAATGTTGTACCAGCAGCAGTTGATGTAATATTAATAAGTACAGTCTTGATTGCTACATCAGCATCAGATGTAAATGCTCTTCTATTACGAGTTTGCTTGTGAGAAGCTATTACCTTACCATCAGTTTTATCTTCTGTACCATTAAGACCTAATGATCCATCACCAAATGTACTATTAAGATATAATGTTGGATATGATGTTAACTCAGCATCAAATGAATTTAAAGGAACTGAATTATAAGTGTTAGTTAGATAGAAGCTTGCAAGACCACTATGCTTAAGAGTTATATTATCTCTCTCAAGTGATTCTCTTGATTTGTTAACAGTTAGATACTTACTCTCTTTATTAACAATCTCATAACCCTTAATATATGCTTTACCAACTCCTACTGCTGCAATCATCTTTTGTGATGCTTCAGTAACAGTTAATCCATTAACCGTTCCATCAACACCTACACCATAAAGACCTTTGTTACCGTCTTTCTGGTAATACTCTCTTAATTCTGTTGGGAATGCTTCAACAACATAATCACCAGACTCATCATATGTTCTTCTAGCTAGAGTCTCTTCAATTACATTGTATTCTGCTTGTTTAACCTTCTTCTGTACAGATCCCCTCTTAACAGTTAGAAGTTGTATGAAGTTGCTATCTGTAGAAGCATTATACTCATACTTAGCTAATCCTAGAGTGATCGATAGACGATGAGCACCAGGAGCACTAAAGTTTGCAAATCCTCTTGCCTGATCATAGAGTGTTCCATCCTCTTCAGGAGTGATTAAAGCCTCTGTGATCTTAAATCCAACTTTAGCAGATGGAGTATCAATATATGGTTCTAGAATTATAAGATCAGAATCATTACGAACAAAATGACCATTAACGAAGTAAATACCTTCTTCCACTTGTACAGCAGAAGCAAAGCCCATTGCTGGACTGGTGATAGAGGTCTCTACATCAGTATCAGGATCCTTTAAAGTAATAGATGTAGGTAGAACACTTCCATCAGTTCCAACTACCATAAGTGGAGTATTTACTCCAGCAACAACTTCTAGAGTCTCACCTTGTCTAAAAGTAGACTCATTATTAGAATTACCACTACTAGTATAGTTTACATATAGTGTGTCTGCAGTTGTAGTGGTACTATATCTAGTGGATACAACTGTACCAGTAACGCCAGATGTGATGCCCTTTAACGTCTGACCTACTAGTTGTTTAATATCATACTTTTTGAAGACAATATTACCTCCCTCTGATACTGCAACTTCAGTAACAGAAGAAAGTTTAACGTAATCTAGTTTATTGTTTAATCCTACTTCACCAGGAATAACTAGATCACCTTGTTTAAATTGTTTACGTCCAATAGATTCAATCTGATTTTGGAGTACAGATTGAAGTTGAGTTAGTTCTCTCGCTTGTATTGAGTATCCAGGTCGAAAAAGAAGTCGATAAAAATTCTTAGACGCACTGTAGTCATCATAGTATGGACTTACATTTAGATTCGTCTTTTGTGGCATCGTAAACCATTAGCTAACATGGAAGATTAGAATTCGATTACGAGCTTGATGTCCTCTATTTGGTCAGCAGCTCTTGTAATCAGTCTCCTGTTCTCTATGTATACGAGTTCTCCAGAGTTGTTCTTTATCTCTGGATTCGCCAAACCACTTGCAAATGTTACGCCTTCGGTAGTTGATGAGTATGTGCTATCAGGGTTAACTGATACAGAAGTACCACCATCAACGATAGCAGAACTTGAATTATTTTCAAATGCTCTTACTACTCCATTATCAGTATGTGCTTTAGGTGATTGGAAGTACTTAAGAATACCACCATTACCATTACCATCTGCAGTCCAAGAAACAACGGTTCCTTTAGCAGTTCCAGCACCACCATTTAAAGTTTGTGTGATTGTATTATCTTTTCCGAAAGAAGAACTAGTAAGACCAGTTCCATTAACTCTTACGGCGTATACACCAGAAAGGGTGTTTGCAGTAGCAAAGTTTGTTGATCCCCACTGCAGTGGATCTTTAATAAGTCCGATTCTACGGAAGTCATTATCAACTGGGAAGTCTCCAGATCCTTCTGCATAGGTCAAACGGACGTTAACCATAACACGCTTGCCGTTAAGCTCCTGTGCAAGGTTAGCACCATGACCACCTGCAGGTGGAATGATAACTTCAAGAGCACCACGAGCAGTTCCAGAAATATTCTCAGCAGTACTTAAAGATGCATCAGCGAATAAACCATAAGCATTTCCACCAGCACCAGTACCTGTACCAGACTTAAGTGCAACAGTACCATAAGTATAGTCGTTACCTGCAGTCTGTACTTCAACAGCACTTATAGCACCAGTACCATCAGTGGTAATCTTAGCAACACCATCTGCTCCATCTCCTAAGATAGGACCATATAGAGTAGCACCAGTAGGAAGAGCTGAACCAGCATCTGAAATCAAGATGGTATCAATAGCACCAGCTGTAGCAGCTGGACCAGCATATGTACCAATAGGCATGAAGTCACTGGATAAGAAATCCATGACCTGTTGTGTTGTCATTGTGTAAAGGTACTTCCAAACATAACCGTCAGTAGGACCAGTATACACACCAGAAGCATAGTTGTTTGCTGTAGTAGGCATATCAGATGCGTTACCACCACCAGCAACTGTATCTTCCTTATTGTAAAGACACTTGAATACTTCGTAGTTATTGTTCATAACATAGAACTTAGAAGCTCCTAATGAAGTTGCTCCTGTAGCAGCAGCCTTTGCAGTACCACCTGAAGCAGGTGCAGCACTGTAGTCAGGCTTGTACATATCAAACTTAGGGTTGGTAACTGTGTTCCAGTTATAACGTGAAACTACAGAAACAACATTGGATGACTCTACCCTTTTAGCAGCAATGAGCTCGTCATAGATACTCTGCTTTTCTTCTTGGTTGTCTAAAGGAGCAGGTGCATTCGTTTCATCGGCAATACGATACACACCACCTTTAGCTTCAGCACCAGTATCAGAACCACCTGTATATCCCTTAATTACGTTACCAGCAGTCGGTGTACCAGCAGCAGGGGTAGGAGAATAAACAAGAATTGAATTAGGATTTACCTTGCGGATAGTTGCTTTCCATGTTGTAGATCCATATGCAGTACCACCAGCAGCACCAGCGTCATACACTTCTTCACCGACATTAAATGCAGTAGCATTGGGATCATAGATCTCTAGATACGAATCCCATTGATCCGAACGACCAACGAAGAAATACATTCGTGCACGATCCGCACTAGTATCGTTTGCACCTTCCGTAAGGGATTCTAGAAATTGTTGTGCATTAAAAATGCGAAACTTTTCTGATATGATTGCCGACATAATTGAAAATTGGGTAGTTTTGTACTACAGGATATCCGAGTTATTTATATTTATACTTGTCTAACTACAGTTCCTGCAGTTTCAGTTGTTAGACCTGAAGGTTGAATAGTATCTGCACTGCCGTAATCAACGACAAAACGATCAGATAATTTTGAACTATAAGCGATACGGAACTTACCGACTTGTATCACACCTGTTGCATCAAATGCAGCAGTAGTCGATACCATAACATTAGCATCAGACCAATCGAAGTCAGTATCTAATAGTATTGCGGAAAGAACTGCTGATGTTGAAGTACCCATACCAATAGTAGGACTACTAGTAGGAGTCGTTAATGTAACTGTTCCAGTCATTGATAACGTGTTATCAAGCTCAATCTGTTTGATTGAATGAGTCAACGATGTAGTTGTTCCCATTGCAGATTGAGTAATACTATGAGGTGTGGTAACATGAATCTCTGTTGGACCAACAGAAACTTTATTATCCCTAACGAGTTGCTGAATGACTTTTAATTGATCACTCTGAGAAGATGCTGCAGCAACACTATGAGTAAACTCGTATGCTAACTGTGTTGCTTCCCCAACTAATGATGTAGTATTTAGAGCACTAAGACCAGTTATAGTGTCTTCAATTTTACGGAGATATTTGGTATCGAATTGTCTAGTCTTCTTGATGATATCATAACCACGAGAGACATTAACAACAGGAGAAGCAGTATATCCACTACCACCAGATTCTAAAATAACATCAATAACATTACCGCCATCAACAATAACATGTGCTTTAGCACCACCACCATTTAGATCAACTGGTTCAAATGTTAATACTGGTGGTGTATCATAATTATGAGCTTGTGGATTAGAACCGAGAACAGTTTTATTCCAATTCAATGATGTTACAGTATCTCCAGTAATAACTGCTTTAATATCAAGACCTTCCCCTTTAGTATCACCATTATAATTGCTAACAGAGATAACACCTACATTATCGGTAACTTGTGTATCTTCAACATGACCTAATGATGTAGATTCTCTAGGAGTTAATTTAACTGTTCTATAATCACTCTCACCATCGATCTTAATATGATCACCAGGTTCTAATGAGGTTATAGTAGGTTTAACCCTATCATACAACCAAGAGACACTATCTTTCCTAAGAAGTCTCTTACCATCAACATCATTATATGTAACTGCTGTAGTAAGAGCAGATAAATCAACCTCAGTATATGATGCAGTCTGAAGATCAGTAGTTGCAGCAATTCTTAAAGGTTTGGTGAGATCAAGCTTAGGATTCTGAGCAATGAGAGTAACATCCCATCCACTAGCGGTTTGGTTATACTTTCTAACCATACCAATAGTTGTGTATACATCAGGTGTTGGCCAAGAGTTATCAGTAAATTGATAAACTACCGCACCATCTCTTACAGATGAAATGAAGGTAGCATATTCTGCAGAACCACCAGTAACTGTAATAGTTACTTCATTAAAGAAACGATCTGGTTCTACATTAAATGCATCTAATAACTGATCAACAGAAGTACCTGTTAATAAAACAACACTAACACTCTGACCTTTCTTCAAAGCTTGACTGAATGTAATACTAGATTCGTTTATAGTGTATGCAGTACTCCTCTTCTGTAGTATTCCATCAATATAAACAAAAGCAAATCTATCATCATCAACAACTACTACATCTCCAGTCTTTTCATCTCTCATAATGAATGGTCCATTAACAGATCCATTAAAGTTCTCTTCTTGTAAACTCATCCTCACATAACCACCAATATTATGTGCAAAGAACTTATCTACAGCAAGAGGTTCTTGAACAGTTAATGTATTCAGACTCTGTTTCCACTTAGGTGCTTCCGAAAATAGAATTCTATCAGGATCACTAGCACCAGCAGCTCTCTTGATATAATAAGAATTCAATCTAGGGAATGTCTCATCATACTTAGCATTCTGGAAAACACCATTAATACCAACTATAAGATTATGTTCAACCTCAGTTTTTACTGGTGTATTATCAGTATAATATAACTCAAACTCTTTATTTTCATTGTTGAAATAATCTGGTAAGGACTTAACTACAGTAGTACCATTTAATATAGACTCAACATTTAAGAACAGAGAATTTAAAGCAGATACCACAGTATCACACTCAGTAAACACATCATCCTTAGAAAGAATGTTTATATTAGTTAATGTTCTTAACGTAGTCCAATTACCAGTTCTTTGATTATTATCTTCGACCTTAGTGAATAAGTTTGGACCTTTATTGATAGTTTTAGTAACTATTTGAATGTAACTATTCAATGCAGATTCTACTTCAGCACAAGTTGTTACGTAAGGACCATTAGGATCAGCAAGGATAGTAGAATCTTCATAAGGAACAATAGTAGTATATGTGCCAGTTGGAAGATTGTTCTTCATTGCCTCAACCATAAGTTGAGTTGCTTTTGTGTAAGCAGCAATACTCTCTTCTTTCTGATCTACTATATGATTAAGTTTATTTTTGTAATAATATCTCTCGCCAAAATCAACAACATTCCAGTTACCACCATATCTTATATGGTATACCATTGCATCTATAAGATACTCAGTATCTCGTTGACACTTATCTTCATTAGGTATTACCAAGCTTGGATATGTTGCTTTTGTCCAACCAATAGTCTCTTCTGAAATATACTTCTTATTTCCTTCAATGAGCTTAGCAGCATCCATAAACTTACCATTATTAATTCTACTAAATGAGAAGGTCATCTCATCAATATTATTGATAGTGGAATAAACAGTTGTAGTTGCTCCAATGCCCACGTTTAGTACACCTGTACCAGTAACAGTAACAGGACCATAATTAGTGGTTCCACTATTATTAACAGTTGTACTGATATTCTGAGCTGGGTATGCAATGTTTGCTGCTTTGGAAACTTTAATCTGTGTAGAACTTACTATCTCAGTAACTATAGTACCTACATCAAATTGATTACCACTACTTACATTCATTCCTACACATACACCTAAAGTAGAAGGAAGTGTAACAACATCCTGTCCTTGAGATACGGTACAGTTCTTAACTGATATGTCCCAATTCCTTGATGCAGCAATACACAAGTTCATAGTATATTTGTATATCTCAACAGCAGAAGCTTCTACAGTCGTCTCGTTGAAATACTCTGTTGCTGCATGATGAGAAGCACTATTACCACCAAATCTAAGATCGTGTTCATAAGCATCTAAAATCAATCCAACATCCCTAATGCACTTAGACTCTTTAGTATTCCAAGTTAAATTAGGATACTTAGATTTACCATATCCAACTGCTTCTTCTTGAATGAAATTTCTATTAAAACGTAATTGATTAGCAGCATCAATCCAGGTACCTTCTTTTTGGAAAATAGGTCTAACCTTCTTCAAATACTGAAGGTTCTTGGAAGCTTCCTTAAACTGGAACAATCTTCCAATAAACTTAGTTGCTGCAATTGTGTTATTACCTTCTTGTCTAATACCAAATGGTGCTGTAGCAAAAGTAATCTTATCACCAGATACAGTATAAGCAGTCTCTGGTTCTTGTAATACTGCATCTAATGTTATGGTCAAAGCCATAGCATTATATGGAGTTATTGGATTGTTAGTCTCGGCATCAACAATAGTAAATTCTCTTGTACCAGAGATATTACCATACTGATCAAAAGTACCATCAAAGTGTGGAGTAAGTTTAATCTCTTTAGCAATTAGTCCAGATGTATCACTTGCTTTCTCTGTAAGAGATCCATTACCTCTCAATACATTAATATCCTTAGATAAGTTTACAATAGTTTGATGATATCTTTTACTATCAGCAATGCTTGCATTGTTACTATTCTCATCCCATAGTTTTAATGTTGAAACTTGAGTAGTCTTAGAATTATTACTTACCTTTGCATCTACCTTTGCATCTATATTAAGCTCACCAAACATCTTAAATCCAGCTGGATGAACTGAATCCTTAATAAGATCTCTCCAGTCTTCTATTTGTGTCTTAGACTCGATAACATAAGAATAATCCTGATAGAATTTATTATCTGCTATCTTGTGAGTTCTTACACCAACTTTACCTTTATCAGAAGTATAAGTACCAAGATTATCATAATACGATCTTAGATCAGTAGAAAACTCTGCCCTCTGAACAGAAACTATTGTGCCAGTTGAATTACTGGCACTACCAGTAAGAGTTTGACCTACAACAAACTCACCTTTAGTTACAGATACCTTAAGAATATTAGATCCAATTCTCCATCCACCATTAGTAACAGTACCCTCTGCAAGTCCAGAGGTTACCTTCTCTCCACTTAAGAAATCATCTGTTGTGTCCAAGATAATAACATCACTTGCCTTATGCTTTCTTAATATTGAAGTATCATTCCAAATTCCAGATCCATTAAATTCAAGTTGTACATTCTTTGGAGCTCCTATAGAAGAACCCAAAGCAAATATTCTAATATCACCTTCAACAACCTTAAGCTCTGGTTTGTATGTGTAGTTCTTTCCTTTGTTTGTTACAATAACATTTGCTATTCTATTATCAGCAGTTTTTAAAACATCGAACCTTGCTTCGGATCCATCACCATCAACTACAACAACTTTTGGTTTAGAGTAATTGAATCCAGCTTTATTGATTGTAACGCCAACAATATTCTTTTCTACAGAATCCCATTGTGCAGTAACATCTGCAGCTCTACTGCTATCTAATTCTGCTCCTAATACACCAGGAACTTTTCTATAACCAGAACCAAGGTTAGATACCTCAACTTCAGCAATAGCACCAGTTGCACCTTTAGATTTTGTAGTATACTTTATATTACCAGTTCCATACCACTCAGGATCTTCTGTTAACTCATAGACAAATCTATCAGTTGTAACAAATGATACTTTAACTCCTGTACCAGTAGATTCAGTAGAAGATGTGAGTGCATCAGAAATTAACTTCTGTCCTTGTAATGGATCATTAATAAGCTCAATATAATTGTTACTATCAACAATACTCGTAGATGGACCAATTCTTATTTGCTTAGTTCCATCTACCATTGTTCTCACAATAGACTTGTAGTAATACCGTTGATAAGTTCTAGGTACTCTATTAGTCAATATACCATCAAGATTAACATCACCAAGTCTAGGACCATATCCAAACTTTATATACGAGTAAGCACCTGCAGTACCTGGAGTACCAATGTTAACAACCTCTGGTGCAATAATATTATCATTCTGACTAGGAGATATAATAAACTCAGATTCACCATTTGTATAATGACTCAAATCAAATCTATATTGATAATACTCTTGTATCTTAAGGTTAGGTGATATTTCATATGGACCAGAAACAGATGAAGATATCTTTGTTACAATCTTATAATCTGTAACACTATCAACATCAATCAATTTTTTAGGTTCACTCTCATCAAACAGTGTAGCTTGATCTGTAAGCTTATATGGAGTAAAATCTCCAGTCGCAAAGAATCCTTGATTGTGTTCTACAATCAACTTGTTATTATCATATGAAATGATTGTAGGATCTAATGATGTACCTGTAACAGGAAGAAGATCTCCAACTGTGAATCTATAGTTAGATCCATATAGAGTAACAACCTCATTATCAAAATGATCTATATCACTAGTATTATTCTGTGCCCTTGTGACAGTTACTGAAGTGGTAGACTCTGATATAGAGTTTATCTTAACAATCTCATCACCTATTAATATAAGATCATTTTTTGCTAATCCACTAATGGAGTCTAATTTCAATACAGTCTCACCAGTAGCGAATCCAATATGATCGACTACTAAACGTAGACGTTGAGTATTAGTAGAAGCACCTGATCTGTTTAATGATGTATCTTCAACAGTAAGGACATCACCCTTCTTGTAACTAGATCCTTTAACAGTGATTATAACATTTATTACAGACCCTAGTCCTGTACTATCAATATCTGATACAACTATAGTTGCTTTTGCATTATTTGAGTCGCCGACTTTCCCTAAGTCAGTTCTAGCAGCATTCTGATCAACAAATATAAGTTCTACATCTTCATATGTGTTTGCTGCATAATCAGCACCACCATTAACTAAATCAGCTCTTCCTAATCCAGGATCATCGATCTGTGTTGATAATGTTAGTGACTTGATATCAATCTCTTGCGTTGCTCCTAATTGAACATAGTAAGTTGTTGTCGAGATAGAATCATCAGGATCTATTTCAACATATACAACATCACCTACACCAAGTGCATGATCACCATCAGTTTCAACTAATGCAATATTCGTACTAACAATGAATGGTATTAAACCCGTACTTAAGCTTGTAGTTGATAAGATCTCTGCACCAACTGTGTTTAGTAAATTATTACTTCTAAGGAAGTATCCTGCCTGTTGTGCAAAAGTACCAGTCAATACTTTAAGCTTAACAGAATTTCTCCTATCAGTAGATTCAATTACTTCACCTGTTGCTATTACAGAATCGACTTTGTTAACAGTACCATTAGTCAACTCTACAATTGCACCAACAGTGAATGTAGCATTTGTATTGAGAATGATATTAATACTCAATGTGGTAGAGTCAAATAGACCACTTTGATCAAATGTTCCCGTAACATCTTCTAGAACAAGAATCTTACCATCAAGAACATCACCAACAACCTTACCAGATACTCCAGATGATGATTGTGTTATCGTATCTCCACCAAAGACATAGCAGTTTTCCGTAATCTGAACTTTAGCTACTCTCTTTGCATCTGTAGCTTGTAGTTCTTGTACAGTATTTCCATTAACTGCGGAAATGGTTCCAGCAGCATCTACACCACCAGTACCAGTATCATCTAGAACAATAGATGAACCAACCCTAAAATTATCAGATGAGCTGTATACTTGAAATGCATCTAAACTACCAGCAGAAACGTCTTTAACAACTCCCCTAGTCTTACGACCATTATTAGGTGTATCGACCCCACGGAGGCGTACAGCGTCCAATGGGAGATCATTCTGTGTTTGATTCTGATCGTAGTTAGCAGCAAGAGGCAAAGAATAGAAATTCTCACCAATCAGATATGGGAATTCTGGATCACCTAGATTATCAAATGTCGCAAAATATGCGTATGTTCCATCTGGATATTCTGGTGTTACACAATATCTTCCGTTATTCCTATCTACAGTTCCGTATCTATCTGCGTAATAATAATCTTGTATGAATGTTCCTAGAGGATATGTAACAAGAGATGGTCCATTTGGTCTAGTTCCATACTTTAAATATCCTGATTGCATCCGCACAACGCTACTAGAAGAGTCTACAGGATCAGAATATCCGTAAGAACCGTATATAGGATTACCATCATAGGCAAATCCAATGATAGGAGAGTGATTAGTTCCCGTATCATTTCCTCTAAGTGTTGGTGGATATGAGACAGTACCATAATTTTGATACCCTCTATCATTAAGGTGAGAGATTCCCCATTCAGAATCTAATGTCTCTTCAACAAACCTATTCTTTATCCACTCATATATCGAAGAGCTTGCAAGTGCACCAGAACCACTTGGTATGACTTGGATTACAACATTTCCTTCACTATAGAAAGATCCACCATTTATTTTGGTGCATCCAGATATCTGTCCAGTAGCAGATACTTGAGCAGTATATTCTGCATATCTACCTCTTCCCATAGCATCAACTATTCTAATGGTTGGAGGAGCAGAATAATATTCACCAGGATCAGTAACTACTAAGCTCGTTATTGCTCCTTGTGTGATAACAGGTGTTAATACCGCATTCCTACCAGATACTATTTCAATAATAGGAGCAGCAGTATACGAACCAGCAACATCTATTCTAACAGACTCAACTACAGTACCAGACAACACAGCAGTTGCCTTATATGGTTCTGTGTTAACAAGTACATAAGGAGGTCTAGAATAACCGCTTCCTTGTGTAGTAACATCTATCTTAGTAAGACCACCATAAAATACACCATCTTGATGCTTATGTGTGTATGCTAAGGAACCATCTACTAAGATACCAAAATCCTTTCTTGGACTCTCATAAACTTCAGTAGTTGTAATAGCATTCTTTCTTATAGTCCTTAAGAAGGATTGCTCTACAACTGTCTTTGTAGCAGGTATTGTCTGATTATAGAACATAGTCCTATTAACAGGTACACCACTAGTACAGATATAATAATTGTTATCATCACTAAAGATTCTCTGTATACCAGGTATAGCATCACTTACAGATGCTTGTGTTCTAGGATCTCCTGATAGAGGACTATAATTCGCATCATCATTAGGTAACCATCTAACAGTACCATCACTCTTCTTAATCTTAGGATCAACTGTATCAAATCCAGAAGCTTCTACTACTAAAGGTTCACCCTCAATACCATATGGTGTTGAAGTAGTAGGTGATAAATTATAAACTACACCAAGTGCTATAAACTCAACATTATTCCCTTTGATTCTATTATCACTATAAAGTGTTGATCCTATATTATGAGTTCTAGTTAATATCCTATTCTTGATCTTAAACTGTCTTATAGTTTTACTAGAATACTCAATAACTTCACCATCTACAAATATCTTTCCTTCTTTCTCCCATCCAAAAGTAGAATCAACATCTATAATATCTCCTGTTTGATCACCAGAATCAATTGTTTTCTTAAGCTTAGTCTTATTTGATATAGTGAACTGATTATTGATTGTGGATGGAGCAAGAATTAATTCCCATACATTAGCACCATCAACATCTTCTAATTGCTTTATATTATCGACTACAGCAGAAGCATAGTTATCTCCACTCTCTGTAACAACCTTACCTATTAAGTCTTTAGGATCACCACTTGTAACAACTACCTTCAAAGAATGGACATTGATCCAATCAGACTCTGATGATTTAAGTGTAGTATCTTTTGGAAAATAAACATCATTATCTTCACTACTTACAAGGGAATTGAAGATAAACTGTATAGAACGCTTAGTACCCTTTGATTTGTAGAAAGAAGAGATGTTCTTTATAAGGGTTCTCTTATCGATCTCACCACGTAGGTACTTCTCAGGTATACCAGCAAGGTATTCCGATTCAAAGCTCTGTATAAGGGCATACAAGAACAGATTACTAAGGTTTTCTACCTTAACATCTGCTGCATGTGTATCTGCAGTAGTAGAAACGTATGTACTGAGCTTATAAAGATCTCCAAGTTCAGTATTACCACTTACACCCCTAGCAACACCATTAAACTGATTAGATGTCTTTGATGCATAAAAGAATATTTCATCATCAACTTTAGCAAGTCCACTTTCAGGGAACCCTTCAGTCGATAGTACATTTATACTAGTATCTGAGATCCCAGTTATACCAACGGTTTTCGAGGACTGTTTTAAAACCTCTTTATCATAAAAGTTAATATCACGATATTTTGTTAAATTTGTAACAATGTCTAAAACACCACCACTAAGCTCTTGCTGAGCATAGTAAGATTTGAGGAACTTTACAAAGTATTCATAGTCCTCTACGATGAATCCAGGTAACTGACTTTCAATCAGTGCCGAGATATTTTTAGACTTTACGTTCATTCTGGAACTGCACTAAAATTGGATTTGGAGATATCAACGTCAAGATATAGTTCTCGTACAGCATCTACATCTCTTGATGCAGGTTCTACACGGATTTCAATTTTATTATCAGTAAAACTACCCTTAATGATTGTAAGATCGTATAATTTAATTTCACCGTGAGTGTAATTAATATCACCTACACCTTTCTTAAGATATACTTTCTCACCAGTAAGGGAATTCAGTCTATATAGGTCTATTTTACCGAAGGTATCATCCTCCAAATACACTGTGAAGGAAGGATACTCACTGACTACGAAACCAGTTGACTTCATTACTGATGCATCACAAGAATCTTTAAACTCATTTACAAAACAAAGTTCATAATAATAAGTAGAATTCAGTATAGGATAGAAATCCTTTCTAAGGGTTACATTAGTAATGTTTGAGTTAATAGAACCATCAGAACCATCTATAACTGATGCAAATCTACTATGACGGAATTTACCATTAAACTTCTCTGTCTCTGCAGATGCAATATAATCTTCAACTGCTTGAATAGCTTTAGATTGAATTTCTGATTTAGTTAAAGTAGTTTTAGAAGTTTTAAAACTTATTGTTGAATTAAGCTCAATATAAAGAATAGAAGGATCAACAATTACAGGTGTAACAGAAGCAACTGAATAATTCTTCAAAGCTTTAACTATTTCATTCTTAGTATATGCTGAAATAGTACTAGCATTCTCTGGTTTAATTGCGATCTTTACTTTTCCAAATTCAGGAGGATTGTCTTCCTCTCCACCAAATGTAATGATATCTGATATAGAAGCATAAACCTTCTTAATAATAGAAACATAGTCATCTGCTGTAACTGCTCTGTCCTGAGTCGCAAAACTCTTTGGAGCCTGTTTCTTGATGGAAGAGACTGATTCTGGAATAGCACCGCCTGTAGAAGCATTTACAATGGTTACAGAAGTATTATAAGGAAAGCTATTACTAGGATTGATCTTATCATGTATCAAACCAGAGAAACTAAATGTCTTTGCTCCATTAGTAGTATCTGCAGATGTAGTAAGATAAGTTATCTCTACGAAACTTCCATTATCTAACTTTTTACCAAATACTCCATCACCAAAAAATATTTCATAGTTCTCATCTTCTATTTCCTCTACGAAATAGACTTCCGATGTACCATCAAGGTTTAAAATGTTCTCTGCACTACTAAATGTTAAGAAAGATGTATCTCCTTGCTGTTTATACACCTTTACACGGATACTTGATACATCTGTACCAGTATTATTGATAATAAAACGCTGATTCTTAAGAGCAGTGTTAATTGTGTAAGACTGAGTTAATAAAGTACCTTGATATATGTCGATTCCCTCATATGTTGCTGTATTATTAACAAGAGGAGTTTCCTGATCTTCAATTACGACATATTGATATAGAGTATCATCGTAATTAGTAACAAATCCTGTTCCTTGCTTTAGTACAAGTGTATCAGGAGTAACACCACTACCTTGATAATCAACTACAAAATTAACAGTTGCTTTTGGAGCAGTTGCTGATCTAGGTCTATATCCAATTTGCTTTGCTAAGCTTACAACATTGTCTCTCAGAGTCGCTGAGTCAAGAAACATTTCATTTACCACCATGTTGGTGTTAAATGCTGTATAATAAGTGTTGTATGCTAAAACATCTAAGAACGTAGTGATAGCAGACCCTTCAAAGTCATAGTCAGTAAAATCTGACTGTGCTCTCATGTAATCTTTAAGTGCGGCTTTAATATCCGCAAAGTCTAAATTAGCAACTTGAGTATAGGGCATTATCGGGTACGATTAAGGAAGAACTCAATATCTTGAGGTGGAAGATCATCCCTACCTGTAATAGAGAAAGCTAGATGCACTTCAAATCCATTACTATCAAAATCAGGCATTACACTAAGTTGTAGTATATTAATCCTAGGTTCATATTCGACTAAGCAATCTTCTACCGCAGTCTGAACAAGACCTGCCGTAGCATAGTCTAATGGTTCAAACAAATAGCTACGGACATCAGATCCTAAGTTACTGTTATATAATCTTTCTCCCTTCTCTGTAAGAAGGATGTTTATTACCGCTTGCTTAATAGCAGCATTCTCCTTCTTCACAAGTAGATCATTCGTGATCTTATTTCTTGTGAAAGAAAGAGAAAAGTCCTTAAACTTTGTAACGGTAGGCATCAAGCATAGTTTGAGTAATATATTATGTATATCACTTTACTGGTCTTAACATGCGAACATCTCCTACTCCGTTACCTTGACTCACATCAAACGCTATAGACACACGAATACCATCTGTATCATGAGGAGGAACCCAGTGTGGTACATCTGCAGAGAATATAATAAGATCTCCCTTATTATTCTTTATATGGAAATCCTTGTAAACCCCCTTCTCCACTTGGAAGTTGAACCATGTACCATCTGAGGGTCCACCACAGTATAATACACATGATGCCCAACTCTCTTTTGGACCGTTAGGATCTGCAGCATCTCTATGAGCATGAATACCGAGACCTTCACCCTTTCTAAAAGTATTTGCCCACATTCTTACTTGTAACCCAATATTAAAAATGCTGCGGATGGCAGGCATCATAATATTGTAAATAACTTGATCATCTAGATGATTATAAGATCCTGCTCTACCACCAAGGGCATCTGTTTCTTTATACGCTGAATATTGACCCAAAGCTGCTGCTTCGTCATCTCCAGTTGATTTAACGTATTCTTCTGTCTCTAGAACACGATCATATAGTATATCACATTCATCTTCAGTTAACCATTTAGGTATAATCTGATATTCTGGTCCTTTTAAATCCATATCACCAAGCCCATGATACTGCTGAATAACGTGTTCCTTTTTTTACCTCAGTAACACCATGAGGATATAGGAATATTGAAGGAAACATAACAATATCACCTTTACCTAGATTAATAGTATAATCATCCCAAAAATACAAATCAGCACCCTCATAGTCATCATTGAGATTTACTATAAAGCTCAATATTGGAATTCCTCTTATTTTACCATCAAAAAGTGCCTGAATATGATCATGATGTTGACGCATATGCTGACTTCCATTATAACGATTAAATCTTACTCCCGAAAACTCAGTTAATATGTGTTGTGTTCTTTCAGAGGGATACGTGTATTGTTTACTATACACATTACCAGCACTCATCATATGAGGTGTAAGTAACAAATGGAGATCTGAAGTCATTTCCTGAACCTCAGGCTCATCCAATGGTTCAGAGCTCATTTCATCAGTTACCTGATTATACCATGAATGAGTTCGCCATTCTCTCTTTTCAATATCCTCAACAATATAGTTACAAAGATTAGGAGGTATAATGCCTTTTTCTATATGAATAAAATCCTTCAGGTGTGTATCAGGTTTGTTCATGTGGATATAGGTCTTCAGTTTTCGCTTTATTAATATCTCTCTTCTTAGTCTTCTTTAACCATACATCAGCATCTGCTTCAGTAAGTAAAGTATTAACTTCTTCGTCTGCTCCTCTAGGGTATAAGTCTTCCATTGTTCTTTAGTGATAGTTTACAATTCCACCTTCCATATGCATGTCATCAAACCTCACTTCCGTTAAGTTAAAGGACATTGATATTCTTTCAATATCAGAATGGTAAGGATAAACCAAATGCCATAGATAAGAAGGGAACATATAAAGGTTCCCTGTCTTAGGATTTATTACGGCGTGTTGATTATTATGTACTAGGTCTAAGCATCCTACTGTCTCTGCTATGAATCCATTTGTCTCCCTTTCTTCTTTAAGAGCTTCTGGTATATCTATGAATAAAACAGCACTTATAATACCATTATGGTTGTGTATAGGATTAAACTCATTCATAGCTGAAAAATTAACCCAAGGTCCATCCCCTAGATTAAAACTAAGCTTATGATTATCTGGATCTAAAAATCTATCTGCATTCCTTCCTTCCTTGCAGCAACGATCTGTTGCTACCTCTCTTTCATAACACCCCTTGAGGTAATTATGTACATGAGGTTTAACAAACCCCATAAACTCCTTTTGTGGGTACGGAGCAGCTTTTTGAGCTCCTATGTTACCAACTAACTTATCACGAACATCTGTATTATCTAATCGTACTGAATCAAGGTGCTTGTTGAGGAAGTCTAAAAACTCACCTGTTACATCACCTTTATAGACTAATGGCCCAAATGGGACAAAGCATTCATTATGCGGTTGGTTTTGTGTCATTGATATGATCAGTTAACAATTTATGTAATTTATCAAGTTTTTCGCTATTGTCTCTTTGATGGATCAAAATCTTATTAAACCCATCGGAAATTCTATGTAACATCTCCTGAGTCTTATCAGGACCGTCATCAGGCCACATAAATTCTGGATCAGGCACACCGCCGTCCATTGCCCTCTCGTAAACGTAATCGGGATAATGCTTATTAGGATTATACGTCCGTTCGGCAGGAGACCCTACAGGAGGTGTGTACTCTGCACGTATATTATCTGGAGCAGAACTCACAGAGATATTATAGTCGGGGTCATGTGGCGACCCCGTATTTTCAGTAGTCATAATAGTTTATATTCGGAGCTTTCGGCGGTTAGGCGATTACTCGCTTTCCTCTGGGTTATACTTCTCACGTTCTTCGGTATCTACATTACCGTCCTTATCATCATCCCAGTCGGCTCTATACTGGAGATTCTTAGGTTTTCCAACCACATAGTTGAACTCAGTCATTTTCTTCCTTGTCCTCGGTAGCGTTTCTTAGCTCCATTGCGAGAGCTGGCACAGTATTTAGTATGCTTCCCCATCCCCTGTCTAGTCTTCTTGGGAATCGCCTCTATGGTATCGCCACCACTTAACGCTCTATTCTTAGCCATAATGCAATTGCAAACTACTTATATTATAACACACCCGTCAACCAGTGATGACTTTAACTGCACCAGCAGCACCTACACGAATGTTAGTACCAGCATTTAAAACATCTCCCATCTTAGCAAGTCTCTTACCACCAACTAATACCTTGGGTGAACCTGATGCAATTACTGTTCGGTCATTACTGCAAGGTGATGGATTAGACGTACAAGTCATTCCAGGACTGATAGGCATTTTATCTCCATCCCTGATAGGTTGCATACCATTGATCTTTACTTTCAGGAAAGGTACGTTAGGACTCATCACCATCGGAGAACCTGTGCATGGACAGGAAGCACCTGTATCAGGTATCCCTTTATAGAGTGTTGGTGCAGACATTAGAATTATAGAGAGGGAGTGTTAATATCATCCAAGTATACCGTAGGTGTCCTGTTGGAAATAGCACTAAGGCGAGCTTCGATATCTGTGAGACGTACCCCATGATTTGTCCGAGGGGCACGATGGGAGTTTTCTTCGAGTTTACGAAGTCTCTCTTCTACACTATCTAGGTACTCCGAGACCTTTAAGTATGTTTCAGACTCAGGTGGTCTGTACATCAACGTAGGTGTCTCCAATGCTTTCACTCTTTGGAGTAGCTCTGAGACTTGGTTCTCTAGGAGTTTGGTCGGACTTAGTTGATTGGTATCTTGCTGATGCTGCATGGTCGAAGTAATCACAGAATTGGTCAAAGTTATCGAGTGCCTCTTCATATGTCCAAGAGGATGGACTTTTTTCGGGATTTTTTGTCACGGAAATTTTTTCGGAATTAGGGGTTTTGAGTTTTCAATTTTGTAAAAATATTTATATGTCGTTGGGATACTTTTGTAGGTTAGCTCTTTTGGTTTTTCGCTCGGGCCATCGGGGTACATTAAAAAGGGGGCAAATCACTGCCCCCTGTGAAATCCTTATGCCTCCACGTCCATCCATCTGAACTGTGAAATAGTGCCGACTCGCCAAATTGTGATTGGTTCGCCTATTTCCTGAGACCAGTTGAATGCCATGTCGGACGCTGCTTCAAATCCTGTAGCGACAAACTCACAAATGTTATCATTGAAGTTGCCTGTGGATTTTGGTTGAATTGCCCAAGTGGTCATGCGTTG